CAAAGCCGTGGGAGTGCTTCGTACAAGGGACGTGGTGTACGCATCTACTGTAGCAAAATAAGAATTACCAAAAATAAAATCCACGCCACCGCCAAACAGCCCATAGTCCCCCACAGTCGTAGCTGCCAAGTAGTCACGTCCTTGGCTCAACCCCGTCACTGTCCCGTAGTACCCTAACTTCTGATCTGCCGAGAAAAACAGTCGAGCCTTTCCACCCACGCCAACATAGGCCTTTTTGACTTTGCGTGCCTTGTTGGCAACCCCGGTGTAAATTTTCTTGACTTTGCGAGCCTTCCCGGCCACGCCAACGTAGCACGCTTTCGTCATATCAGTAGTCCTTGCCGGTGATTTCCTTGAACTGCTCCTTCGTGATGACGCCCTTTCTCACAGCGAGGCGAACCATCTGAGCCGTCCAGAGTCCTTGGTCGAAATTCCGTTTCACAATATCAAAAGTCATGCTACATCCTCCATAGAGGTAAGGTTCTGATATTCAAGCGCCGCCGCGATACGTTCTTCTGCCGACGGCGTCGTATCTACTTCAGGTTCCGTGTTGATGATTTCTTCAATCTTTGCAAGAGCCTCAGATTCAGAGAGCGACGCGTCGATCTGATACATCGTGCGCATTGCAGACAAATTCTGGAATGCCCACATCACTTCACCGTTTTCGTCCGTTTCCACATAGTGTACGAACGCCAAGGCGGCGGGAAACTGCTCCAGCACTGCTTCCTTCGTCGCCAAGGCACCGTTGGGGAACATGTAGGTTTTTTCCCCAGTGTACTTTTCTACCTTCTTCATTTCTCCTAACTCCTTTTACTCGTAAACTAAATAAATATGCCCAGTCGCAAGGGCAGAAGTTCCCGCCGTCAGATCAGTCGTGCTGCTCGTAGCCTTGACGTAACCCGCCAGACTTTGGTGGGAAGTCAAGAACCCGGAATCGTTCGTCAACTGGGACGTTTTCGATGGAATGGTCGGCTTGTTTTTAATCGCCGTCACCCCAGAACTCGCGCTCCAGTCCGCCTGTTGCTGCGTCGTCAGGAACCCCGAATCGTTTGTCAGTTGCGACACTTTCGTCGGAATCGTCGGCTTGTTATTGATAACCCCCGCACCCGACGTAGCGTTCCAGTCCGCTCGGACTTGGGTCGTCAAATACCCTGAGTCGTTGGTCAGTTGAGAGACCTTCGTCGGGATAGCCCCCGTCGTCGCGAAATTGCTGTCGTTCGTGAGCTGAGACGTTTTTGTCGGAATGGTCGGCTTGTTCTTAATAGCCGCCACCCCGATACTCGCGTTCCAATCTACTTGAGTCTGAGAGGTCAAGGCCGTAGCCCAAGCACCGCTACCGTTCAAAAACTTGGCCTGGTCGCCTTTTGCCGGGGCCGGGACGGTACCAGCGGCACCAGCTGCCGCACTTGTCGCTCCCTTCATCACCGTCGGAATAGACGAGTTCTTCGCATAAGTCTGGTCGATGACGTTTCCCTTAGCGTCTTGCGAAGCCTTAGTGGCCGTATCGGCCTTGGTAGCCGAAGCGGCTTTAGCCGACTTACCAAGGTAGGCTTCGTCGGCTTCAGCCTTCGTCATCTTCGTCTTGACAGTGTTGTAAAGTGCCCGCATCTCGACAGCAAGCCGCCAGCAAAGATTCTGCAGCTGCTCAGTCAGATTAGCAGGCGAAGGATAAGGTTTTTCTGCCATTTACTTGCTCCGAGATGCAGGATTACCCTTACGCAGTCGCGTTGAGGGTTTCTTCAAACTTCGCCACAAGGTCGACCGTCGTGTCGCCGACAGCGTTCTTGAGGTTCGTGATGGCCGTCGCGTTGTCCGTGGCCTTCTTTTCAACTGCCGTGAGGCGCGTGCCATGAGAAGTCACGTCAGCCGCAGCACCAGCACCGATGTTGTCACGGGCTTGCTTCTTCTGCACATCCGTCAAAGTTTGAGCAGCGTCGTACTTCACGTGCCCGGCGGCCACTTCCTTCAGGGCGTCAATAGCCGTCTTGTTGGCATCAATGAGATCAGCCAGTTCCTTCAGCGTGTCGTACGCAGCCCCGGCACCGCCAAGGAGGTCATCCTTCACTGCCTGCTTAGCCGCAGTAATTTCAGATTCGATCTTGCTCGAAGAGTACGTCTTGTCCGTAGCCGCTGCGGTGTCATCAATTTCCGTCTGTGCATTGACCTTGTCCTGCAAGGCCTTCAAATCGGTCTGAAGCGTACCAAGGCTCGTCTGCAGAGTCGTGATATTGCCCTTAGCCGCAGCGATGTCGGAAGCGTTCGTAGACGCCTTCGTTTCCACAGCAGACAGACGCTTTGCATAGTCGTTCAACGTCGTCTGAGCGGCAGAGATAGAGTCCACCGTTTCGTTGATGGCCGCGACGATAGCCGTCTTGTCGGTCGTCTTCAGGTTAGCGAGGGTGCCGACTTGAGAATATACCTTCTTGATTTCCGTTGCGACACGAATCGCAAAGGCTTCCATTTGTTGTGATTGAGTTTTCGTATCAGCCATAGTGGCTTACTCCTTCAGTGCTTTGTCGAGAATTTCGACGGGGTCGGGGGCAAACGGCGCTTCTTGAACGACGAGGTCCCCGATAGTGCCCCCGTGCGTCTCGCCATAAATCTTTAAGAAATAGAGTTCCGGGTCGGGCTCCATCAGGAACTCGTTCACCGACTTTCCTGCCGGGCCTTCGGGACCTTCTTCGCCCTGCGGGCCAGCCGGGCCGGTTGCACCAGCCGGGCCAACTTCACCGTGCGGGCCTTGAGGGCCTACCGGGCCACGCCCGAAAGAGATACCGTCCGTCCAGTCGCCCACAGCACCGGACTTCTTGAAGTAGAGCTTGCCAGTATCCCATGCCAGAAAAGAGAACCCGCGCGTGAAGGCGTCGTACGAACTGCGCTCCGACTCGGGTCCCTTCGCATCCGGCTGGTAGTTCGTACCGTCAATGCCGGGGTCACCTTGGTCGCCCTTCTCACCCTGAGGCCCCTGCGGACCAATTTCACCTTGCGGGCCAACCGGGCCGACCTCGCCTTGAAGGCCTTGCTCACCCTGAGGGCCTTGAGGCCCAACGTCGCCCTTGTCGCCCTTGGCACCTTCAGGTCCCTGAGGACCTGTCATACCTTGAGGGCCTTGAAGCGACACGCCGTCGCTCCAGTCGCCTAAGGCGTCGGAGAGTTTGTAATAAAGGACGAGCGTGTCCGTCGCAAGGAACGAGAAGTTCTGCGGACGGTTGTCGTAGAGAGCGCGGTCGTCGCGGGGCCCAGTTGCATCAGGGCTGAAACTGTCGCCCTTTGGACCTTGTTCGCCTTGAGGTCCCATCGGGCCTTGAGGTCCTAGCGGGCCACGTTCGCCAATGGGGCCGCGTTCGCCCTGCGGGCCTTCGGGGCCTTCCGGCCCTGCCACGCCTCGCGGGCCTTGAATGCCCGGGACTTCAACCCGAAACACACCGCCAAAAAGATGATCTTTACAGGACACGAGTCACCTCCGGGTAGAAGTCGATCTGTCCTTCGGCAATTCGATAGTGCAAACCATCCTCGCTTGTCGCGATAAGGTCATAAACCGCAGTATCGAATTTGTACGTAGCCGTCACGTCCGCCGGGAAGTGCATCGTCACTCGGCAACCGTCAACGGTAATACGCCCGTTTTCCGTGGACATCGTGTCAAACACTCGCTTCGATCTGACATAGGGCCGCAGCTCCATCTGAAAGCTGTAACCCTCGAAATCCAACTCTTTTCCGCTCGGGTCTGTAACCACCAAAGTATACGCTGTATCGCTTGCACAATCCACCGTCGGATTCACCTCTACAGGGCGGATATTGAAATTGATTTTTTCAGACATTACTCTTCCCCGAAGCGTTAATGCGGGCGACGATCTCGTTGATTTTTTCAATCACCGTCACCAGCCCTGCATCCTGCTGAAGCCCCGTGAGCTCCTTCATCCCAGGACGAGCCCCGGTAATCATCTCGATGGACTGCTTCACCGTCTCCATGGGCTTCGCGAGATTCGTCGGAAGCCCGGAAATACTGATGGAAGGCTTACGTGTTTCTGCCATGGTTCACTCCTTGAGCTTCGGCTCGCAAACTTCCCAAGTCTTCTCGGCGATGTTGTAGAAGGTGTAGCCAGGGTTCTTCGTTTCACGAATATCCATGGCGGTACCTTCTTTGGTGTGCATCATGATGGTGCCGTTTTCCCAAGCCCAGTAGCCGCTCCAATCGGGAAGGCGTACCGCACGACCGCTCAACATTTCAAAAAAAGCATGACGAAAGTCCATTTTTACTTCTCCTATTGAGGCGACGCCAACTCTCTCATCGAGGTTGACATCGAAAACGATCGAATATCCACATTGCCCACGAACTTCACCCACCACGCGTAGCCCTTGTAGGGCGGGATGCGGCAGGCCTTCAGGCTCGTGAACACCTTCGAATAGACTTCGTGGCCGTCGGCGTAGATCGTCACCGTCACCGAGCGGAATTCCGCCTTCGTGAGGTTGGGCTTCAGCAACCCGCCGTTCACCTCAAACGTGTTGAGCGTCACGGCGTTGAACTCTCCGAGAAGGCTCTTCCCTTCTCGCTCCGCCCAGATCGCCGCGTTGTAATCGTCAATCTCCTTGCGCTTCGCTTCCCAAGCCACCACGTCGGCGTTTGAGTCGTAGTCTGCGTCAAGCTTCATACAGGAGAAAGACGTGAGGTACGGGTTCACAAACCGCTTGCTCTGCCACGTGAACTGCTCTTTGTTAATGTCGTCAGCGTCGATTTCGTAGATGTAGTTGTCGGATTCCGACAGACAGAAGAGACGCCCGGAGCCGCGCTCGATGTGCATCGCCACCGGGGTGAAGTCGTAATTCACCAACTCAGGCGTTTCGCCGCGGGCGAAAATCAGCATCGAGGTCTCGTTGCCCTTGCGGTACAACGCGATGTACTGGTTGTTGTACATCACCGCCAACATCGTCGAGGGGTTGTAGGTCTTCCACTCGTCCTGGCTCACGATGGGTCGCGTGAACACGTCCATCTGACCGGCGGCAAGAGCCACCACGCCGTAGGCCGAGGCGTACAGCACGCCGTACTGGTCGTAAGCAATGGAGCGCTTCGAGACGCACGGCTGACTCATCGGTTGCTTTTCCTGCGTCATAGACGCCGGAGACGTACCGGAAATCGTATACGGTTGCCGAGAAGTCGCCACCACCAGTGTCGAGCCGTAAACCCCGAGCCCCACAATCGGGGAGTCCGTCGTCAACATATAGGAAGACGGCCACGCGTGAGGCAAATAGGGTTCCGAAAACCACACTTGGTTATGAACAAACCCTGCCAAGAAGCCGTTAGGCATCGAGACGAGACCCTTCAGGCCGTCAGGCGGCGGGGTGTAATTGAGCGAATCGAGCTCCTTCCCCAACTGAGACGCCGAGCGCTTGTCGATGTATATCCGGCCACTCCAAGGAACACCGTAAAGCGACACCCCGGTGTCGGCAAGCTTGTGATCCGTGAGCGGCAGCTCGTCCACCAGCTGATAAATCGTCGAAGACGACCCGCTCACCGTGCGGTAAATGCGGATCTTCGTGATGTTCAAATGGTCCGTCGGCGGATCGGCAAAGCCCGAGACTTCCACAGAGCCACCTTCGGTGTCGCAGACAACCTGCGTCGCGTCACTCGGAGCCGATTCCTCTTCCACCTGCCCGAACGTCGAGACATACGTGTAGACGTAAGCCCGGTTGCTCGTGTTGTCGGCAGAGAACTCCTCGTACTCCTTGTCCGGATGCTCCTTTTCCCATTCGTCCTTGTTGTTCGGGACGCGGTTCGCCTTCAAGGCCGGAGCCACCGTCGGGTAAGGCACCCCCAGATACAGCCAATTACGCGGAGCCGGTCCGGTACCCTGCGTCGCCATCGAGTAGTTCGTTTTCTTGCAGACGCCGCCTTCCGAGTAGTAGATGCGGAACTCATCGTTATCGGCGATCGGCGAATAGCAGACATCCGTGTCCACCGTCCACTCAAGCCACTGCGAGGCCCCCGAAGCGCCTTCCAGCTTGAAAATGGACTGCACGCCGTCCTGCTCCACCTTCTGCACAGCCTTCGGGCGGTTGTAGGAGCGGATCTCCCCACTCTGCAGTTTCAGGTTTCGGGCTTCCGTCGCCTGGTTGTCCTGCAGGAGAGTGGCGCTGACTTTCGGGATAATGCCCGAAAATTCATTGATGATTACCGTAGACACTCTGCAAATCCTGATACATTCGAACGCAAGTCTTCAGGGCTTGGTGTTGCTCTGAAAGCTCTTGAGAACATCTTGTCGCCAGCTCTGCACCTCGTTCGAGATGGTTAAGGGCGACTGCGCTTTGTTTACGACACTCTCGGGCAGAGAGGGAATCGACGCGGGCTTGGGCTGCACGCAGTTCGTCGCGCACCCGGTCAAGCTCAGCATTACTGCGCTCGCGCTCAGCCAGAAGTAACGCTTCAGACTTTTCATGCTCCTCCCGTGCTCTTGCCGCCAGAGACACCGTGATGAGCTCCGCTTCCTTCGCCCAGGTCTCCGTCGCCTTGTTCTGCGCCATCTGGTCGAGCCAGAGGCCCCTGTAATAAATCGCTGATGCTGTAGCAGCCAGCAGTGCCAAAACACATCCGCCCACCAACCACCACTTCAATCGGCTGGCCGCGGAAAACAGCAAGCTCCATGGCACGGCGTCTCTCCAATCCGGGAACGACTTTGCCCTTGAAGTACTTCCAGCGCATCCACTGCACGGCCACGCCGTCGTAGTCGCCCTCGTTCAAGCACTCCAAGAGCGTAGACCGCACAAAGGCCACCGTTCCGATGTTAAAAACTAAACTCGTCAGGGCGTCGAACTGGTTCTGAGCCAGTGGCACGTCCACGTAATCCCTTACAACTCTTTCCGCCCGTACCGCGTCGGACTTCAGAATCCCGAACGCCTGCTCCAAGGACACCTTGTCCCCTGGGGCGACATCCCCCGTGTGGCCAAAACCCACCGTCCACTTGTCACCGGGCAACGGCTGCTCTGCCGTCGGCGTATACCCCTCGAACCACGAGATGAGGAGCACCCCTACCGCTGAGACTGCCGCCGCGGGCTTCTTCCAGCTCATTTACGAGCCTCCTTCGCGAGCTCTTGGATAATCTGCTGGTGCTCGCGTTCAAGGAACTGGACATGATGCGCCGTCTCAATCACCTGCTCCCGAGTGTCGGCCACAGTCGTGTAGAGCCAACCGACAGCGCCGATCAGCGCCGCCTGGACTACCCGGGCAATCCACGCACTCGTCGTGACGGAGCCGCGAATCTTGTTCAAAAACGCCGTGTTAGCGTTCTGCCGAGATTCCAGCGTGTCGAGCCGCGTGCCGAACTCAAGGAACTTCTGCTCATAGGCCTTTTGGTTGGACGCAAGCTGAGTCAGCACTCCCCCGAAATTTCCCATCTCGTGCAGAGCCGCCTTGACCTCGTCAAGGGACTTCGATATGAGCCGCAGCTCCGTTTTCACAGAAGCCAATTCAGCTTCGGGGTTGTTACCGACCATACATCGCCTCATTCTGCCGGGGCTTCCGCCGCCTTCTTCTTTGTCTTCTTACCTGCGAGTTCCTGCACGGCCTTCACAAGAACCGGCACCAGCGCCCCGTAGTCCACATAGCACATGCCGACACCGTCCTTGAACCCCGCAAAGGGGAACAACGACAGAACTTCTTCGCCCTTTAAGGCGTAGCGCCGACCGTTGGTGTCTTCGAAAGAACACACCGTGAGGCTCTGCACCTTCGCCAAAGCCCCTTCCAACGGTTCGGCCTTCATCATGTAGCGACCGTCACTCAATATCGCACTCATCTCTTTTTCAACTCCTCTACTTCTTTCCGCAAGGCCTGAATTTCGGCCACCAAGAACGGGATAAACCCGTTGTACTCCAAGGAATAGAACTGCTTTTCACTGCCGTGAACAAGCTCCGGCAACACCGTCTGCACGTCCTGAGCAATGAAACCGAACGACGCTTTCCCGGAGCTCTTCCATTGAAAGCCCACGGGCTTAAGCTTCGCCAGCACTTCCGCGGCACTTTCGATCGGCGTCACGCCCATCTTCAGCCGCCCGTCGGACGTGGCTCGCACAGACTCGCCCTTGATCGCCCCCGCCGCCGTGATATTGCCGCCCAACGACTGGTTGTTCACCTTCTTCTTGTTGAGCGTCAAGTCACCGCCGTTCATCGTGAGGCCGGACGCCTTGTCGTCTTCGATCTTGAGCGGCCCCGCAAGCGTCCCGCCAGCAAGCGGCAGATACGTCGTCTTTGCGTCGGCAATGGAGAGGTACGTCTCCTTGTTCTTCTCGTCTCGGGCGTCAAACTTCTTTTCAAGCGCCGTGGTCGTGACGTAGTCGTCAGCCATGGTCTGCTTCAGGTTGTCCACCGCTTTCGAAAAGGTGTTGGACGTTTCCGTCAGCGTCTTGTTGAAGTCTGCCCGCAGTTGGGCGTTCGAGGCGTCGAACTCATCCTTGCTAATCTTGTCGTTGAAGAGCGCCGCACACGGGCGCAACTCCACGCGAGAGCCGGTGTTGAAAGGACGCCGCTCCGTGCTGTCCACCCCACGCTCCACCGTCAGGGAGTCAGAAGAACGCGCCGTCACCTTGACGATTTCAAGGTTGTTCTGCTCATCAATCAGCGTCGCGTAAAACCAACTCGTCCCGTCCACGGCGATCGGAAAGCGTTCGCCCTGACCTGCCTTCAGCGTGATCTGCGGCGTTGTGGCCGTAATGGTGTTCGCCAACTCACCCCAAGCGTTATTTGTACAAAGAACCGGCATCACACAATCCTGTTAATTTTGACCCGCCCCGGCGAGCGCGTGAAGTCCCGTTGCGCATCGGCCTTGATCCCCACAAGCCCTTGCTCATAAATCGCAAGGTTGCGGTCGGCCAATTGGTAATTCGTGTACGTCTGACCGGCGATGCGGAAAATGCGGCTCAGAGCCCCCGCCACCACCGTGTCGAGATAATCCTCAAAGAACTGCGCCGGGATCTGCTTCGTATCGCGCCCCACCGTCACCAACACGTCCAGACGGACGAAAGCCTCCGCCTCCGGACGAGGAATCAGCCGGATGTAATCCAAGCGCTTAAACGTGTAGTAGAGCGGCTTCCCGGCCTTTTCAAACCAGTCCGTACCCCGCATAGCCGCGGAGAGCTCATCGAGCCGCACCGACTGGAGACGCACCCCGTCGCAATAAGCTTGGCGCACCATCTCCGCGTGGAGCCCGTCCGCAAGCGGGATGTCATACTCTGCCATGCCCGGAATCGTTGCAAAACAGCTTTCCGCCGTAATACAACCGGTCTCGCGACAGATTTCCGCCACCGTGGCGATCACCTCGCGCCGGACGACAAAGTCCGGGCAGTTTTCCGCCTGCGGCGTGACGTACTTCACAAAATCATCAACGGGTACGACCCTCATTCCGTGCCTCCGTTGGCGTTAGCCGGGCCACCCGCGAGAGCGGCGTTCGGTGTCGAGACACCCCGCGCCTGTAAAGCGTTCGTAAGCTCCTGCGTGTAGGTCTGGAAGTAGGACGCCGCCTGTTGCAGACCCGGCGCGTAGTCAGAATCCTTGCTGTTGGCCCGATAGAGCACATAGCTCAGAAGAGCCGGTTCAAACGTCTCATCAAGCTCGATTTCATCCGTTTCCGCTGTGAGCTTTTCCGGAATCGCCATGTAGCTGATCTCGATATGCCCATACCCGTCGTTAGGCGGGTACACGTAAAACTCACGGGGGGAACGGTCGTCGTAAACAAAGTTCTCCACGATCTGCCGCTCCGGAGCCGCGTGCCAGTTGGGCTCGTAGCTGTCGAGCAACGAACGCGTCACCAGACGTACCGCCCGCAAAGGCGTGCCGTCCTCGTCCACGTTATGGGTGATCGTGAGAAGTCCCCAAGCGTCCTTCGGTAAAGCCTGCCGTGCGCCCTCTTTGAGGTCAATCACAGCAAACTTCGTGTAGGAGCCGGGAACACGGGCAATCGCAATCTGCGCCTCGGAAAGCCAAACCAGTATCTCCTCCTTCGACCAACGGTCGAATTCAGGGTCTTCCAAAAGCCGGGCAGCCCGGTTGAGAATGTCGATTGCCTGCGTCATATCGATAAATCCGGGGAGCGGAAACAGCGGAAAAAGAGTCAGATGAAAAACCCAGTCTCCGCCCCCCAGAATCCTTAGTTAGCGACGATCATCGGGGCCAAGCACTGACCCTGCACCACCTGCGTGCCCCAGATGTTGAGGCCGCGAACCAGCGAACCGAAGTCGTTGGGGTTGCGGAGGTTTTCAGTCTTCGTGATTTGGCTCGCGAAGGAGATGCCGCTCTTTTGACCGGCCCAGATAAGGTGACGCTTCTTCGCGTCGGTTTCTGCGCCGGGGGTAAAGCTTTCAGCCTTCGTATCCCACGTCTTGCCTTCAGCCGCACGGGGCAGGAGGTTGTTGACGTAGATTTCGAAGCGGTCGATCTTGCCGATCAGGCCGTTACGCAGCACGGACTTCGCGTCACCCATGAACTGAGCCTGAGCGAGATTGGAGTTCATGAGGATCTGGCGTTCGTACGGCGTGATGACGAGGTAGCGACCATCTTCAGGGATGTCGGCTTCGTCGAGCACCGTGCTGAGCTGCGTGATGTAGGAAAGAATGTTGTCCGGGGTAAGCGCCACGGGAGCCGCGTCCGTACCGAGGTTGTAGGAACCCGTACGAGCACCGGCGTTCGCGCCGACGTTCTTCGTCCAGACAGCCTTGTAGCCCTTTTCGTCCGTTTTCAACTTGCCTTCAGCCGTGAAGAAGGTCTTCGCAATGCCACGGGCATCGACAGCGAGCTTCATTTGCTGAGCCGCGTCGGTCGTGAACATATTCATGAGCTGGGGCTTGGATTGATATTCCATCACGTCGTTGACGTTCACAGCGTAGTAGCAACCTTCGTCCACGACGAGCTCGAACGTTTCGCCTTGCGGCACTTCGTATTCGAGCTGCATACCCACCTTATAGGGCTTCACGGTGATGTCGGGAATCGTGTTGATGATTACCTTATCACCCATGTTCGAGATTTCGCCGTACCAATCGCTGTTAGCGATAGCACCGAAAATCGTGTTGGCGTAGAACTTACGAGCCAACTTACCCGACCAAACGACCGGGATAAAAGTACCCGAGTACGGAGTAGTCGGGGTAGGAACAGAAGTCTGCGGGCCCCATTGGCCCGTAGAGTTAATCGGGGTGGTTACACCCGGATTGATAGTCGTCATTCAGAGTCTCCCTCAAAATGCCGTCGCTCCGGGTGTGGTTATGTACCGAAGAGAATCAGTATGTGACCTGACCGGACGCAACAGCCGCGTCAATTTCGTCTTCGATCCGCTTGACTTCCTCATCGGTGTAACGTCCGTGGCGAGCCTCTTCATAGAACTGGGCAATCGCTTCCGAAGTCCACTTTTTAGGGCCTGTACTAGGCGGATTCGATCCTGCGGTGTGCGTCGGTGAAACCTGCTGAGACAGAGGAGATTCCTTCTGCTTCTGCGCCGTTTCGCTACGGTACAAATTGAAAATGGCCGCTACTCGCTGAACGTCATACGACTGAGCTGCCTGATTGAGCAACTGCTGGCGCTGAATACCCCAAGTGGGGTCAACGTACTGCAGCCATTGAATGAATGCTTGGTCTTCGTTCTGAGTTACCCAGCCCGGAACCAGCTTTTCCATCGTGGCGGCAAACTGAACATCGCGTTGTTGCTGATCTTCAGCCCGTGCTCGCTCGGCTTCAGCCTTCTGACGCTGGATCTGAGCCTTCAATTGCTCAATTTCCAAGCGTTGCTGCGCCGTTTCCTGTTTGATACCGCGCTTGACCATATTCAGCATCTCCTGCCCGTACTGGGTTTCGTCTGCTGTGGTCAAACCTTCCGCTTCCGCTTCCCTCTGAATCTGCGTTTCCCGGAGCTTGGAGTTCTCATCCAGCAACTGCTGGACACGAGCTTCAAGTTCATGGTTTCGGGTCGTAAGGGCAGGCACTTCGCTGTTGTACTTGCCCTGAAGAGAGCTGTACCGAGCTTTGTACCTTTCCAATTCCAATTCAGACGGATTCGTTGTCTGTGTCTGCACTGTCTGTGCACTTCCCGAGTCTTCGGTCACTTCCTTCGGCGGTTCGACTTGAGGAGCAGCTTGCGCAGCCACCTGCTTGTCGTACTCGTCGGCGAAGTCCGCCTGACGCTGGATTGCTTCTGGCAATGTCATTTACTTTTTCTCCCCGGCTCCGACTTTACGGTCAGCCAAGATTAGTTGAGGCTAGAGGGCCAAATGCCCTGCCGTCACCTCAATGGTTTCCAAAATAGCCTCTAATTCCTTCGCGTGGCCCTGAGCCCGATACAGAGTCGCTGGCTCCGTGGCGTTCTCTAAGGTCTCACGCGCCTGAAAGAGGCGGTCCTCAAGAAACCGGATGAACGGTTGGAATTCCGGCTGAGCCAACCTAGCGACGGTTGACTTCAGACGCTCCTCCGAACATCCAGCCTCAGTATAAACCCTAATCGGCATAATTTCCAACTTGTCGAATGAAATTTTATGTAACGCTTATACCACTAATTGGAACGCGGAGCAGGCAAAAGGTTTTGGTTTTTACCTGCCGTTGTCACCTGTTGCGGCGAGCCGTCCATCAGCCGCCGTTGGTCCATGTCATTCCCCGGTTTCGCGGCGGAGCCTCCCGCCTGAGGTTGCCCCTGCGCCTGTTCCTGCATCGCCTGCTGTTGGAGCTGGGCTTGCGCCTGCTGCATCTGCATGATCGCGTTCTGCGCCTTCAACACCGCCGGAGCGGGCACGATGCGATCCGTGTCAAGGCCCAAGGGCTTCACCACTTCACGGTAGAGGTATGCCAAGCCTTCAATGCCCGAGATCTGCGTGAGCACCGGGCTCGCGACCACAATGTTGAAGAGCTCATTTAAGCGCTGTTGCTGCTGTTGCTGGCGTACAAGGCTTTCCGCCCCTTCCGCCACGATGTTCACATCGCCCTTCAACTCCGGATCGTCCAGGTACATCATGTTGTACATGTAGAGCCGTTCAATCGCAGGCTGCATGATGCGGTCAACCGAAGCCACGACATTCTTGATCGTCTTCCCGGCGTTGGAAAGGAGCATTGACATCCCGGACGCCGTCGAAGCGGCTCCGCCCACATTGGCGTTGCCCGTCATGTAACGCGGAATCCCAGTGTATTCGTCGGCGAGGATCGAGAACTTCTCAAAGATCGCCATCAGCTCTTGGGAATTGCTCCCCGGCTGGAAGAAGTTCACGGGCGGATTCGCCCCGGAACCCATGCCGTTGTCCTTCACCTGCCAGATCTTCCACGGGTACATTTCCGTGATTTCAGCACCCACGGGAAGTCGCGCCACGTCGACGCAAACCTGCGGCCCCGAAGAGATCCCCATGTTGTCCACGAGCGAACGCGCCGCCGCGTTACAGACCGCCTGCGTGTCTTTGCAAAGGTCGGGAATGGATTTGCCCCAGAAGCACCCAGGAACGTTCTCCCACGAGGTTTTGTAGTAGGGCTTCCGATGCAACGGATCCGGGTTCACCACGGCCTTAATCACCCAGCGCCCAATGAGCCACGCTTCAAGATGGTACTCCGCGAGCGGGTCTTCCACTGCAATCTCGTCGCCCATGCCCCAATCCAGAAGCTTTTGCCCCTGCACCGAGCCCCAGAACTGCAGAGCGTCGATCCGCTGAGAGGGGTTCAACGACAGCCCGAAGTTCTTCCCTTCGACAACCATGCGTTGGCTGTCAATGCTGAGCCAGTCCTGCAAGCCGTTTCGCCCGTACTCGTCGAGCACGGCGTTAATGGCTGAAGAGCTGTATCCCTCAACATCTCGTAAGGCAACGAGGTCGGCACGCGACAACTTGTGTCGCTCGATCAAGTACCCGTCGTCAATGTTCGTCGCGTCCGGAGCCGGATAAATGTTGAACGGGTCCACGCGCTCCCATTCGAGCTTAAAGGCCTCCGTCACATCCGGCTTGGGCTGATTGTCCTGCCCCTTTACCCACTTCAACTGCGGGCGCTTATGCACGACCGGGCCTTTGAGGAACGCCGCCGGGAACGTCACGAGGTCGTCAATGAACTGATCCATCGCCGCTTCGAAGCCGCCTTCGATGAGCTGATCCTTCATCTTCTCCGTCATGCGCTCCGCACGCTGTTTCGCCATCTCCTGGATCTTCGCGAAAGCCTGGTCCCGCACCGCGAGCATGAATTCCTTCACCTCGGCGTCCGACGGGCGATAGCCGTTCATCAGCGCCAGGTACACCTGTTGCGCCGCCGCAGAGATAATGGCCTGCTTCGTGTCGTCGTCAACGTCGCTCACCGGCGTAGGCTTTGCACTCCAAGGGAGCCCGTCAAGGGCCTCACGGAGCCACGACGCACCGGCCCGGCACTTGTTGCTCGTGATGAGCATAAAGATCGGCGTAGAGCCCTGTTTACGGAGCTGTGCGAGCATATCGGGGTCGTACTCGCCCTTCCTTTGCCGCAGAGCCGAGAGCATCGCGGGCTCAATCGTGTTTTCCTTCGCGTCGCGAGCCTCATGCCAACAGGCCTGAATGTAGCCCGCAAGCCCCTGCACCACGGCTTGATCGTTGTCGGCCTCGGCTTTCGCCTTCTCGTCCGCAATCAGCTGTTCGCCGCTGCGGATTTCGAGAATCCCCCCGACGTTCACCACCCCGGGAGCCGCGCTCGCCGTGATGTTCATCGGGAGAGCGGTCTTTTGTTCGTTCTCAAACATATCGGTAGTCCACCTTCTTCACGGGTACCGCCTGCACGTTACCCTCTTGGTTGTACACGCCGCTCGTGTCAGCGTGCAGGCACAGATATTGCAGAGCATCAGCAATATCCGACCACGGGTGACTCTTTTCCGGCTGGTCTTCCGCCTCACCGTCCTTTTTACGCCTGTAACGATACTTCCCTGAGAGGGCAGTTATCAAGTCTGCGCAATGCGTTCCGTCAATGAGGAGATAAGGTTCTCCATCGACCACACGGCTCAATGCCGCGTCAACGGCCCCTAATCGCGCTTGGAGCGCGTTCGTAGAGGCAGTGCGTACTGCAAGGCCTTCCGCTCGAATCACGTCAAGAACGGTCTTTTCGTCCGTCTGCGCGCGGGTGTTTCCTGCCGGGTCGATGATGAGGATAACAGGCTGTCCGGGGAAGCGTTGGTTCAACACCGGCTTCACCTTTTCACGGATAAACTTCTGCGCCCCCATGCCGGTCGCGGACACGCAGTCGTAGATGAGGATGCGACCCTTGTAGTCCACTTGCCCGAACACCGCCGCCGGGTGAAGGGCCACGTCCATGCCGATAATGATCGGCGAATTGTGATTTCGGCTGTAGTTAAGCGCCCCGTCTGAGACGTGAAGCGACCGTGCAAACGACCGAAACACCGGCATACCGGCCAAAGACTTCCCGAACTTCGCGTTGATGTAAACGTCGATCCAGTCAGGGTCTTTCCCTACCGCGAGATTCGTGTAGTAATCAGGCGGCAAGTACTCCAACCAGTCCGCCTTCGGATCGTTGCCGCCGGGCTGGATCGTCACGTGGCAGTTTTCGGGCGGATTCGTCAGGAACCCTTCCCAGAACGTATCCATGTCCGGGGGGTTCGTCATCCCCCAGATGTGAGCGTTGGGCTTTCCGTCCTCAGTCACACAACCGCCGATCGGGTAGCCCTTTTCGTCTTTGCCCCACTCAGGGCGGGGCGGCACCATCTTCTTATCCGGGAAACGCCCCAGACGCCCCTGCACCGTTTTGAAAATCTCTTCGTTGATTTCACGGAATTCATCCATGACGGCGAAGGAAATCTGCAGGGACAGGAGGCGCTTCACGTCGTCTTGATCGTCGAGGCCACGAAACATCACCTTACACTCGACATCGTCGAACTTTAGCATGAACTCGTAGTTCGTCTTCGAGTAGCCGCCTGCAATGCCGTCCGGGAACCAGCTCAAGAAGTCCGGAATAGACGTATCGCGCAACTGTTCGCGGGTGTTACGGATCCACACACAGCGCGACCGTCGGATGCCGTCGGCACAAGGTGCCATGCGCTTCGCGTGGTACGCAATCTTGATGATGCCGGCTGTGGTCTTCGTCGAACCGACGGGACCCACCACGAGTGAGATGAACTTCTCGCTCGTAAAGAACGGCAGCAGCGACCGGGGCGGGGTGTAATTCAGAGCTTGTCCCAATTTATCTGCCCCTTCACGTCGAGCTTTTTGAGCTCTTCAATCAGGATTTCCTGCTTCATCTGGATCACGTCGAAGCGCTCGTTAAGCTCCTGCATCTGCTCCGGCTGGATCCGTGCCCCGTTGACCAACATCCCCATGAGCGTTCCGGCACAAAAGCCCAGAAGCGTCGCTTTGAAGCACTCAAGGAACATCTTTCGCCTCCGGTTGGTGCTCGGCTATCCAGCGCACGCTCATCCAGTCAGAGAGGTTCGCGTAGCGCCAATGGGAAGATGCCGCATAGGCCACGTGCTCAAAAGGCGTCATGTGTCCTGCCGAGAGAAGTCGTTTCGTAAACGCCAAGTCCTCTTCGTACGTCGTCTTCTTACCGTCGTTACGTGCCACGGAGACACGGGCACAAGCCGCGATCGCTCGCACCACCAAGTGTTCCGTCTTGTCGGTGAAGTACTCAGCGTAGGGAATGTGCACCTCTTCAACGGACACACCTGCCTTCTCGCGGGACTCATTCATCGCCTTCGCCAAGGACTGGATTTCCGGCTGAGCATCAGGGGCCAGGCGGAGCTTGAAGAAGTTGTCAATGTCGGTTGCCGTCACGATGGTCCGGATCGGTAGGAACGGCTCCAAAATGCGGTTCACCGTCTGCTTGGCAATCCCCATCTTGAGCCAGTTCTCCGCGTAGTCCGCCGCCGTGTTCGCGGCGTCTTCCCATTGGCGCTTGAACTCTTTGAGGACTTCATCCCCTACAAGCTCACCACCCGTCATACCCTTCTGATTGAGCCGCACCTCGTCGAAGAACACCGGGTTCTTCCGCACCTCTTCCACGAGCACCCGCGTGGGGGTTGCACGGCTCGAAGCCGCGTTGCGGGAGAACTGGCGATGCGTCATGAGCTCCGAATGGATGTAACGCGGATACATGAGCTCCCACGTGATGATTTCCTGCTTTGTCGTAGGGTTCCACGTTCTCGCAAGCACCGTAGCCGTTGACTGGCCGACCTGCGTCGTGGAAAGGTTCGTCGTCATGTACATCAGTCATCTTCCTTCACAATGTCAGCCTCAAGGGCTTTAGGGGTCTCAACCACGACCACGTCCGCTTTCCTTTGGTTAGGAGGGTTTGACGGCAGGTTGATCGTGATTGAGAAAGCCGGTCCTGTCGGTTGCGTCTGCGCAGGGCTGTCGAACCCCGCGAACTTTCCGACGGCCAAAATGGCCGCAGCCTTTTCCTTCACCGGAATGTCCGAACGCATCGCCGACGTGTAGAGGTCGGTCAGCATCGAGTCCATCAGCATCCCGGCCTTGTTGCGGAATGTCGTCCCGTTGCGGGCCATCTCCGCCCGTTGCTTCTCCACGGCACGGTTGAGCTCCTTACGCTGGCTCACGACCGCCCACTCGCTCTCCGAGAAGCCGTAGCGCTTTGCCACGGCTATGGGATCGTCGATGCCGCTTGCGAGGTCATAGATCATCCGGGGGTCCATCCCCCGGTACTTCTCAGTGAGCGTCGCCATTCTTCTGCTCCTTCTCCCGCTGGGCTCGATAGAAGTCCACCGCGAGACGGATGTAGTGGTTGTAGGTGCTGCCCACCTTCGCGCTCTCGGTCTTCAACCAGTCCAACTGGCGCTTGGGGAGCCGGACGTTCACCTTCACAAGTTCTGACACGGCCATCGTCACATCCTCGGCAAAGTCGGCCCGCGCTGGTTCATGTACTTCGAACTGCGGGACGTGTAAGGGTGCTCACACTGCACGGCACCTTGGAAAAAGAGAATCTGCATGATCCCTTCACCCACATAGACCCGCACCGGCAGGTGCGTCGTGTTGGAGAGCTCCATCGTCACCTGACCTTCCCAACCGGGTTCAAGGGGCGTTACGTTCACCACCAGCCCCACGCGGGCGTAGGTCGACTTCCCCATGCAGATCGCCAAGCAATCCTTCGGCATCCGGATCGTTTCTTCGGTGCAGGCAAGCACGAAGCCGTGCGGCGGGATTTCCAAGAAGCCCCCGTTTGCGACCTTCTTCGTCACGAAAGCGTCTTCAAGGCTCCAAGCGTCGTGAATGTCCAAGTGTCCGGGGTTTGAAGCAAGCGGGCGCGTGTCGCGGGCCACCCTGAAGTCGCCCGAAAGTCGTACGTCGTAGCCGTAGCTCGAAAGCCCGTAGGAGCAGATTTTCTTGCCGTCGGCGTCCTTATTCACCGATACCGATGAGAACGGCTGAATCATGCCGTGGCCGTTCGCTTCTTCCTTGATCTGTCTGTCCGAGAGGATCCCCGGCATTCCCAAAATAGGTGCTGATTCCATTTTTCATCTCACGAAAAAAGAGGGGCGATGGGGAACTTCCCGCCTCGCCCCTCCGGGTCTCTTCGGAACTCGGCAAAGGGCACCCAAGAGAATTCATCCTGGCTTTGACGGGTCAGGCGTCCGGGGTTCACCGCTTCGATGCAGCTCTGCCGCCCTGACAAAGCCATCTCTGCTATCTGCAATACCCAATCAGCAGGTGCGCCGTCCCCTGAAGCAGCACACCACTACTGGTGGGGAGGGATGGATTCGAACCACCGCAGTGTCATGAACACGACAGATTTACAGTCTGCTGCTTTCAGCCTCTCAGCCACCTCCCCGAATTTTGTGGGGGTTTTACTGGCCCCCAAACAGGCGGTCGCGTACTCACGTCCTCGACTTGCAGTGACCCGTGCAGGTACCGTTGCCCTGCAAACGTCCCAGGCGCTACCCAGGCTGTCTGGCGGAAAGTGCAGGATTCGAACCTGCGAAGCTTTATGGGCTCGCCCGCTTAGTAGGCGGGTGCTTTCAACCGCTCAGCCAACTTTCCGTGGCGGAAGTGGAAGGATTCGAACCCTCGGAGCCTTTCGACCCATCGGTTTTCTAGACCGCTGCCTTAAACCGCTCAGCCACACTTCCGGCGTTTGGGAGGAACTGGGCCCCGGGGCTTGCAATTTCCCCGTAAGTCCAGCCTTCACGGCGTCCTCTCACCGCTCGACCCGTTTAGCTCGTCGAGACGCTGCTGTCTCCTGTTAACCCGTAAACAGCCAACGGGGCGCTCGGTAGACCTGCCGGGTTGCGCATCATCAGGTGAGCTTTCCCCTCTCGGGGCGCAATACCCGAAGCTCAGCGTAGCAGGTCGATTTTTTAGGCTTGGGCCGGATTCGAACCGGCGACTCCTTCGCGTTCTAACCAACTGAACTACCAAGCCGAATTCTTTGGCAGGCCACCAAGGAATCGAACCCTGAACCGCCGGATTTGGAATCCGGAGCTCTGCCAGTTGAGCTAGTGGCCTACCGTGTAGCCTTGGCTGGGGAAGAAGGATTCGAACCTTCGGTACACGGAATCAAAATCCGATGCCTTACCAACTTGGCTATTCCCCAAGGTGCTCCACAGCCTGGCAGAACTGTGGAGCGACTGGATCCGCGCGGCTAGTGGGTCATAATAGGCAAAACCCCCTCCAGCTGCAGTCACCAGCGTACTAATGGAGTACTTCAGACGGCTCCGGGGATTTCAAGTTTTCCCGCTTTTGCCTCAAAAGTGCGCCGCAGTTGCAATCTAGTCCAGAGAATCAAGCAACTGAAACGCGAGGTTGTAGGAACCGAAACCGTCTGAAATAACGGCTGAGAGGCCCCCAAGGAAACCAGCTCGAAAGAAACCAACCTCTCAACCGTCACCACAAGTATACACGTTATCGAACGCTTATACCACATGTTGGAATGGATTTTTTGTGGTGACACGTGTAGACGAGTTCAAAAATTGGGGTCGCTTTATGGGTGTGAATTAAGACCCCCTCCCCGGGGGTCGGCTCGCGGGGTACCCCCACCCCCGGCACCCATTAGGGTTAACCCTGCCATTTCCTGCCTGTACGACTAGTGAAGGCAATCAAGGCTAACGAGATACCTTCAAAGATCTTTTACATAACTGAGCGCGCCCCGAGTGGTGAGGGACGCAGTGTCAGCGCCGCTGAGGTTATAAGACCGCCTCAGGGATTGAACGGGTATGACGGCTAGTAGGGCGAAGGTAGTGCGAAAGCGCGAGTGAAGTCAGCGAATCTCAGCCCCGAACTAATGGCGAAGGGTAAGGCACGCGCTAACCCGTACTGCTTAGGCAGATTGTAGGCATTAGACTAGGCTACCTGAAACGGCAATTTTTAACATTTAAAGGTGAAATTATGTCTGAAATTATCAAAAATGAAATTTCTGTAGAGTCCGCGCTTGCTACGTTCGGTAAGGCGCTTGAAAAAGCACACGAAATAAACAACGTAACAAACGAAACTCTTAAAACGCTTCTCGGTGCTTTCATCGGTGGAACTGCGGCATTTTCGCACCGTCCGATGAAACTCAATACTTTTTTCACGAAAGCATTGAAAGCACTGAAGGCAGACAAGGAACTGAAGGCGTATAGCCGGAAGTTTGAGGACTATGTTACGCATGAAATAGGCGTAACGAAAACTGAGGACGGATTCGAGCTTACCGACAGTAAAAAGCTCAGCACGGCAGCTGAGGCGGCTAAAACTGCTTCAATCGTGACGTATGTTTCTGAGGAAAAAGCGGCTGAAAAGGCTGAAAAGGATTCTCAGAAAAAAGCGGCTAAAGAAGACTACGAAAGTAAATCCGCTAAGGATCAAATTATGTTTTCTTTAACTCAGCTTCTCGCAGCTGAATCCGATAAGTTTAAAAAACTTTCGGACAAGGCAAATAAGGAACATCGCAATTTAGACGCAGCCGGTTTAAAAGCTGAAAAGCGTACAGCTTATGTAAAAAGTTTAATCGCTTTCCTCGAAACTCAGGTTTAACTAGTTTAAAGCACGGGATTATTAAAATAGTCCCGTGCTTTTTCGTACCCTAAATTTTTAAGGGTTTAAGAAATTAAAAGCCTTGAGCCCTTAAAAATTTTTCGGGCCTATCATCAGGCCGAACGGTTGCCACGGGGGCGCTTTTGCGCCGCCGGTCTAGTCGGGCACATGAAAATCATAAAAACCCATGACTAATATGGCTATAGAATCAATTGTTAGTGTAATGACAAGGCCGTTTTAACGGTCAAAATTCCAAGGGCTAGACGCGTCTGTTAGACGCGTCTAGGGGGTCGTCTGTCGATCGTCTTCCAAGGTGAACCTAGGCGTTACGCCTTGTTTCATATATATATATAATAATAATATTATTATATATACTATACTAGACTAGACGTTTAGACGTTACTTATTTTGAACTCGTCTATCGTATTTTCCTCTTCTAGGTATTTCTACCTAGAGGTGCACACACCTCTATACGTCAAACAGTGCAATCCCTGCGTCTAAGCGTCTAGTCAAACTAGACGCACTAGTTAGACGCCCGGCGTCTAGTCAAACGTCTAGTCTGTTTTTAAACAGAAAAACTCGTCTCAAGGATTCAATTTTTGAGCGTCTAAACGTCTAAGGCCGTTAGACGCCGGGGCTAGACGCCCGATTTTTGTCCGCGTCTAGTCGCGCCCTGTCGCGTCTAAGGCTCCCCCTTGGGAGCCATCGAACACACCAGAATTCTTTTACACATGTTTACTTGGATCAATCCGAGTAAGTGACTACTTACATTTTCAGGAGAACCTATGCAGAAGAAAATCTTCCGACCGGGAAAGCGCCCCCGCGAGAGCGACTTGGAGTTCGGGCCGGACGGCTTTGCCGTCTGGTTCCAACGAGACGAACAGGGAAACGTGTTCGTCATTGTGCAGGCGTATGGCGCGAGCAAATATACCGGCCAACCGGTTTTATATACCTGCGGTGTCGTTTTATACAAGGACATAACCATTGATAATCCCGGAACCATAGCAACCTTATGTGCTGATAAAACATTCAGCACTGAAGTACCCACAGTATTTGATGGGGTTTTATTGGTCAAATCCCATTGGCGTTTAACCCGTGACATTATTAAAAGGAATTAAATAATGAAAGTCTTAAAAGAATTCGAAACGAATATTCCCACATGGGCGATTCCTTATTTGGAATATGGGGATGATTCAAGCGAGAGCTTCTCTGAAGAGGATGAAGCCACCATTGAGAAGTGGCGTGAAGAATTGGCGAAGGAGGGTTACACCTCTCCGACCCTCGATTACCACTGGGGGACGGAATCATTTATGACGAATCCGGCATTCGGCCTGCCGACCGAGTGCGTGGAGACAACGGTAACGCAGTTCGGGCCGGACTAATCCGGACTGGAAAGGAGGAAGTATGAAGTTTTTAAATCTCACGCCTCATCCTGTCAAGATTTATGACGAGATCGGGGCGCTCGTATTGGAACTGTGGCCTGCACCGAACATGCGCACCCCGCGTGTTGTTCGTGTCATGGCAAAGGAGGGAGACGTTGAAGGAGTTCCGGTGTTTAAACCTGCCTTCTCGGCCCCCAACAACTTGCCGCCACCTCAGGCGGACACGACTTACATTGTGAGTCGGCTGGTCAAACAGGCCGTGCCGGATCGCAAGGACGTGATGTGCCCGGGCGATGCCCTGAGAACACCGGAGGGTGTGATCTACGGTGCCCGTGGGCTTTCATTCTGAGGAACACCATGAAAACTTACACCATAACAGAGAAGGATGTAGCTCGTCTCAAGACTATGACGGACGAAGCGGGCGATGCCCTTGGCAGAGACCTTGTCCATGGCATTGAGAACCAGGACGGCATCTTGGATATTCATAGAAACATCATGTCCACAGTGAAGTATTGTCTCATCAATCGTTGGTTGGAAACGGTTGCACCGTCGCTCTCCCAAGGATCGATGAACCCCGAATACTCGGGCTACGAGGACGATGAGGCCTTCAAAGGGTCGTACGAGTCTTATGGGTTCGGCCATGAGAACTGAGGCCTATCATCGGCGGTCGCATCATGGCCGCCGTTTCGTTCTGTCCCCATTCCGACTTGTAGACTACGTGTAATCCCTATATTCCAACTTGTGGTATAAGCGTAGAATGAATAACCGTAAAAGCTTACCTATTTAAGGAGGTTGAATGACCATAACGGTATCAGAGATCGCCGCCAAACTGGGGATCGCTAGAAATGGTGTGTACGCAGCTCTTCAGCGGCGCGGCATCACACCTGTAGCACAAGGAAGATGGGGGACTAATTTATACCCTGATTCCGCCCTGCAGGACATTTGCAAACCGATCAAAATGTTTCATCAATCAAAGGAGAAACCTATGGCAATGAGTGCCATGCTTGTAACGGTCGCCGACCTTGTGAAGGAACTCGGCGTGGGGTTGAAACCGCTCAACGACGCCGTGAAAGCAGCGAAAGTGTCACCTGCCAAGGTCATTAACAACGACCCCGTGTTCTGGGCCGAGGACATCCCCAAGATTAAGGCGGCACTCCCGAAGCCGGAAGTCCCCGTGGCGAAGAAACTCTCGGCCATTGAGGAGCTCACCGAGGCCGTGCTGATGCTCACCGAAGAAGTCGGGAAGATCAACAAGACACTCGCCGAGATGAAGTCCAACCAGCTGGACATGAAGCGACAGCTTGAGAAGATGAATTTCAAATCACATTTGTAAGGAGAAGAAAGTGAAAAGGTACGAACTTAAAGACAAGGAAAAGCAGGCCGCTTTGGAAAAGGTATTTCCTGGGTTTGGTAAAGACTTGCAGGCCGCCTGCGATGCTCAGTTCGACGATGTTTACAACCACGTCTGTGTGGAATTTAGCAACGACGTAGACGTTCTATATGACAACGCGGTGGAAATCAAAAAGGCAGCCATCTGTACGAAAGAGGCGTACAACCCCCGCGCGTGGAACAACTACCCGGAGGCGACGCCTCCGGAATGCGTGCTGATGCGGATCGAGGGGCGCGATGATGATGACGACGCCTTTCACTTCTCAGGGTATTTTAAAAACAGGATGTGGGTTGACGAATACGGCTATGCGCTGGCGACGAACACCTATACGGTTGAACGTTTCCGTCCGTGGGATGAGAAAGAAAAATGAGTGCTTCCACCGTCAACATTAAACGCGACGAGATCTCACTTGAGATCTGTGGTGTTGAACAGGCAGGGTTCATCAATCCGTTCGTCCCTGAAGTACCTTTGGACACGTGGGGAATTCATTTGAAAGTAGAAACAGAGAAAGCCTTGATCCACTTTCATTTGTTGCCTAGTGAAGCGAAATACTTTGCCAAGTGTTTGCGTAAAGCAGCCAAGGAAGCAAAGCGACTGCGAAAGGAGGAAGACAAATGACTCACGGTGCAGCGCATTTAAACATGTTCACAGACGAGAACTATGGCATTACCATCACTCACTTTCGGGACGGCATTGAGCTGGAGATCAGTCATGTGGCTGACCCATCGAACCCCCGGGTACTGGCGGTACCGACACTGTCGTTTGAAGAGGCTGAAGCCTTGGCGACGAGCCTGTTGGCCGCCGTCCGCATGGGGCGTATCACGGATAAACACATAAAAGCTCGGGAGGAAAAGAATGAATGATCGTGAAGTTATTCAAAAGTTGGAAGAGATCAGGAACGCAGTGGATCGGCTGACGCTGTTGCTCTATGCCTACGTCGCCCCAGAGACTTCCAACCGCAAAAACGCGCACGAGCTGTTTGATGCGTATGAAGAGGTTGTGAAGGAGCACTACCAACGTTCTCCCCACTTCACTCCGAACAATCCCTACAAACCTAGAGATTACGACAAAGATTAAAGGGCCTATCACGCCCGCAACAAGGAAACCAATCATGAGATTTAAGAATCTGAAATCTTCAATCATCGCGCAGTTCAACCAGCCCGAAGGGTACAAGTTTGTGCCCTTCATCGTGGGGAAACCCGGCGGCGGGAAGTCAAGCTGCGCCCGTGAGATCGCCGACGAAATTGCCAAGGAACACGACATTCCGGCGGAGCGGATCGTGGAGTTCAACCCGTCGCTGCGTGAACCGTCGGACATCCTCGGCCTCCCCGACCTCAGTGGGGATTACTCTCGGTGGATTCCTCCGAAGGAGTTCTACGACATCCGCAAGGGACAGGGGCCGAGCATCCTCATCATTGAGGAATTGTCCGACGCCACAATGGATATGCAGAACCCGCTCTGTCGTGTGATCCTCGATCGGTTCGCGGGCCAGATGCCTCTCTCCGAAGAGTTGTACATCATCGCGTCCGGCAATCGGACGGAAGATAAGTCAGGGGCAAGCCGCCTCTCCACCAAGCTTGCCAATCGTATGCGAACGCTGGAGTTCACGGAAAACTTGGACGATTGGATTCTTTGGGCCACGGCGCACGGTGTTCCTACGAGCATCATGGGGTTCCTGCAGTGGAAGCCGATGCTGTTGTCTGACTTCGATCCTTCCCGTAGCTGCAACCCGACGCCTCGTTCGTGGGCAGACGTGGCTCGTATTCCCTCCGGTCTTCCTGTGGACGTTTTCAGAGACCATGTGGCTGGAGCCGTCGGCGAAGGTGCGGCGGCTGAGTACACAGGCTTTCTCAAGATTATGAGCAACCTGCCTGACTTTGACCACATTAAAAAGAATCCGGAGAAGGCAGAGATCCCCGAGGATTTGGCAGTGAAGTACGCCATCACTTGTCGAATGGCGATGGAGGCTACGCCGAATACCGTCGGGAATTTCATTACGTATGCCACTCGTGTCGGGCCGGAGTTCCTCATCCTCATGATGCGCTGCATCGGTCGGGACAAGTCAAAGGCGGCGTGCTTGGAAACCCCGGCTTATTTGAAAACCTCAATTGAGTATGCCAACGCCATTCTTTCCGTCGGCGATAACGCTCAGTAACTCTCACGAGCCGGGGAAACTCGGCTCATTACTCAAAGGAAACCAAAATGTGTAAAGCTGTTTCGTTAAAAGATCGTTGTGTAACCGTGACCCTCAAGCGTACGCAGTGGAGCCCAAAGAAGTGGGACAAGGGTGTGACTAAGAGCGTTGAGGATACCGCAGGTGTCAAGGACGTAGGTAAGTACACCAAGCAGCTGTTGAAGGGAAACAAGGATCTGAAAGATCTTCAGAAGAAATTCGACGAAGCCTATCAGTACGTTGTGAAAAACTCGCTGCCGTGGATGGCTGATGGTGTGCGGATCATTCCGGCGGCTCAGGTGATTGACTTCGCCTCGGCTATTGACAACATCCGTTCTGAAGCCATGGGGCTGGTGTCAAAGCTTCATGATAACTGGGATGCCGCTGTGCAGGAAGATGCCAACCGCATGGGCCCTCTTTTCGATCCCAAGGACTACCCGACGGCGGACGAGATGGCCCAGCGTTGGAGCATTCGTGTCACGGTTGCGCCGATCTCTGACTCATCTGACTTCCGTGTGGACGTGGGTGAAGAGATGAAGCAGGCACTCGACAAGGAATTGCAGGACGTGGAAGCCCAAGCCACGGAGCACGTGGTGAAGATGCTGATGGATCCCATCAAGGCTATGGCTGAAAAGCTCTCAGTGCCCAAGGGCGAAGAGGGTTCGGTGTTCCGAGATACGCTTGTTACTAACCTCAAAGATGCAGCGAGTCGGGCGCTGAAGTTGAACATCAACGACAATGAGAACATCGAAAAGACCTGTCATCAGGTACTTGCTGTGCTGGACGGGTTGGACGCTCAGGACTTGCGGGAATCTGACGGAGTGCGTGCGTCGGTGGCATCCGATATGCGGCAGATTCAGAACAAGTTGGCGGCTTATTTCCCGAGGGGGTAACTATGGCTCTTGCACCTACTCCTCCCGTACCTAAGCCGGGTGAGCTAATAATCAGGGTCCAGTATTGTCGTGAGGATTCTTTCAGGGGAATCGCTTTGAACATCGGGACGCTGGACGGGCTGCATGACCTTTTAAATTTACCGACTACCAGCAGGACTCCGACTAGATCCGGAGGAACGGTTCTTTACGTGTCAGATTTGCTCTGCATTTATCCGGAGCATGTGTTGCTGAAGGGCGATGCAATAACTCTGCTCCGGAATCTTTTGCGGTGGTTTTCAGGAAAGGGTGAGCTTTCGTCGCTTGACCTGAAGGAAGTGCTGAAACTCTGTAAGGAGTTTCCGGGCAGATGTGCCATTGAAAGACTGAAGGGGTAATCATGAGCGAATTGCTGGAAGGAATGCCACGCCCGCCCTTTCCTACGGTGCGTGGCCTGATGGCGACGAAGCTTTCCAACGGCGATAAGTTACGTGTTCGCCTCGTGAGGGAACCTTATCGTTGCCTCACGTGGGATGAGATCGAGCTGCTTATCAGGAACGCCGTTTGTGTTGCAAGCGGCGGCTCCGCTGAAGGAGATAGACGTCTCATGGAGATTTTCTGCACGGTACAAGCGGCTGTGCAGAAACGAGCACTTGAAAAACTAAGGAGTTGAAATGGGATTGGGACTTTTTGATTCAATGGGGAACGCCGTCTCAACAAAGGAGGTACTGAATTGTATCTCCGATAAGCTGAGGACGACGTACCTCCCCGATGAAGGGCTGAATGTTGAAGGGGCTTTAGCCGCTGAAGTTCTACTTAAGGGGCTTGGCGGTGTCGCCGCCTCTAACGTAGTAGCTAATCTCGCGGACGCCTCGGCTCCGGCCTTTAGAGGTCGCGTTGCTTGTCAAATGCTTAGAGGAGACTCGGACGCTAGAAAGGAGTTCATTTGTAGGTACCCCTTCGGAGAAATGGTTGGACTCGTGGATGACTTGATTTGGACGCTGTGCGAGGCTTCTCAAGATGAAGACCTCTTCAAAATAAAGGAAAGTATCAACAGAGCCATCGCGCATCGAGTCAAAGAAGAAATGACGAGGTGATGCTATGGACCTTTACCGCCACGGGGTTTGTAAGTATGACCTCTATGACCTCTGGAATCTGAAGGCGTTGCTGATGGACCAACGGGGGACTTCAGGTGCAAGGGTAATTGACAACATCGTGCAGTTTCCAACGATCTTCTTTAAGGGTATGGATGCCAGTGACTTATTCGACCGATTGCTCAGTCACCTGTTGGAAATCAAGGGTGATGAGTGGGTGATGCGTCTCAAGCATCGCATTGACAAGGACGTGCAGGAGCGCGTACTGGAAAAACTTCAAGGATAAACCATGAAAAAATTTACGTTCGAAATTCGAGAAACACCGAACGAAGCTGCGAATGACATCATCTTCGCAATATCCAAAATGTTGACCGTTATCCACCCTGAGTCCTCATTGGATAGCGTGAAACTCTATCTCGCTAGAGAAATGATGGCGGGGCTTCAGCCCTGTGAGCGACCTATCATCGTCGGCGACTATCTGAATGATCTGAAGATTAACGGCTGGACGCGTGACATTCAGAAAGTGCTGATGCCGTACCTCTCTTGCACCATTGGGATGATTCTGGAAGATGCCAAGCGCAACGCCGTAGATGCTCCTCACGCTATTTGCGCTGAGCGGGCGCATGAACTGGTGATGGAACTAGCCGACTCAGGACAGACTCTCGTTTGGTTGCTTCGGTTTTTATGTGAAGCCCTTGACGGGCGATTCGCACACGTAGTTGCCTGTCGGGCTTGTGAACGGATGCTCGAATTGAATGACCTCGACTGGCTGACATCAGTCGTCAAGCAATACCTCCCCTACGCTGTGCGGGCCAAGCTGACGGAGTGATTATGCGAAAACTCAAGTACACCAAGGAAGGAGCGGAAGACATCCCGTTCCGGGAACCGGGGCAGCGTTGGCGGAAGATGAAGTACCGTTTGCAATACGCAGGTTGCTGCGTTGTGGGGTGGGCGCTGTATTTTTTCGCCACAGTGCTTCTTTTTCTTCAGGGAATCATAGTCGGTATATGTGCAACCGCATGGATCTGGATTCCCACCCTTATCTGCGTATATTTTCTCAAAGGATAAATCATGAATTTTGAGCACAACCTTCAGAATGCCAAGATCAACCTGATCGTGGAGCATCCATTCTTTGGCTCGTTGTTGTTGAAGCACCCGATTGACGAAAGCTCGGAAGTGCCTACGATGGCTGTGACCTTTGACGGCCACATTCTTTACAACCGTCAATGGTGCGAAAAGAAGAACCAGAAAGAACTGGCTTTCCTGCTGGCCCACGAGACGATGCACGTGGCCTTTGCGCATCTCGCACGTCGCGGTAAGCGTGATCCGGAAGTGTGGAACCTTGCGAATGACGCGGTCATTAACGACATGCTGATCCACGCCAACGTCGGTACATTCATTGAGGGTGGCTTTGTCATTGACGGGGCACGTGAGAAGACTTCAGAGCAGGTTTATGAGGAGTTGATGAAGCTGCGGCAGCAGCAGTCCGGCGGCGGATCTGGTCAAGGTGGAGGAAGCGGTCAAAGTCGCGGCTCGGGGAAGAACCAGCCCCGTGGCAACTCGCAGAACAATGTTCTTCCCGATCTGACGTACGACAAGTCTCAGCACACGCAGGAAGAGTGTCAGGCGGCGATCGCAGACGCCAAGTCGGAAGCTGCTGCAGCAGCGGCGGCAGCCCAGATGATGGGGAAACTCAGCGCCGATCTTTCGCGAAGCCTCGGTGTCTTCATCGAATCCAAGATCCCTTGGTACCAGAAGTTGGAGTGCTTCATGCAGAGCCACGCTCAACAGCATCAGTCGTGGAGTCGTCCCAACAAGCGGTATCTGCGGACGGCCTACCTGCCTCGCCGCCAGCGGTATCCGACCATGGGGCCTATCATCATCGGGGTGGACACGTCCGGATCCATCACGCCGGAAGATCTTGCCAAATACTTCGGGCATTTGACGGCCATCATTGACCAGTGCCATCCCGAGTCCGTCACGGTACTCTATACGGATGCCAAGGTGTGCGACATTGACGAGTTTGAACCCAGCGACTACCCGATTGCCCCCAGAACGAAAGTCCGGGGCGGCGGTGGTACCGACATGCGTGCGGTGATCCGTTGGGCGAAGGAACAAGAAGTCGCCCCTAGTCTGTGTCTGATCTTCACGGACGGCTATACCCCCTTCCCCAAAAAGGAAGACGTTCCGTTCCCCTTGGTGTGGCTGTGCACAACTGATTCTATGAAAGAGGTGAAAAATGTCCCAGGAGAAGTCTTATTCGACGAAGGAGATGCCTGACTTTGTCGGCCCGGGGGGCATTCCGTGGTTTCGCACCAAGGTGCTCCAGTTCCACAAGAACGACCACAAGGTCGACACGGTGTACGGCTGGAAAGCGTTCGTCGGCGGAGGAAGTTGGTTCATCCACCACTTCTTCCACGACGATGAAGCGTCAGGGTTTGTGCTTTCTTCAAAGTCTCCCCTTGGTGAAAAAGAAGTCCTTTACAAAACCCTTCACGAGGCTCTGCGGGCGGCCATGGAGCAGGCGGTCATTCTCAAACTAAGGAGCTGATATGGGGGTTCTTCATTGGACAAAGCTTACCGACGAGGGAACCCCTAAGTGCATTGAGCAGTGGGCGGCTGATGCGACTTTGTCATCGTACCGCTTCAGCTACCCATTAGGGGTCCACTTCAACATCTGCAGTGCCCCCAAGTGGGACTGGGAAAACGGTCTCCTTACTGATGAGAGGTACTACCTTTTACTCGGGCACGTTTATATCACAGACGAGCTCCGCTTCATTGATTACAGGCAGACGGAGTTTTCGTCGTTGAAAGCGGCTCAGGATGCTGCGGAAGCATGGTTAGTTCGAATGGATGTTACGGGGGAAATATGAGCGCCTTGAATTGGACATTCTTTGCGGGTACCCCAACGATACGAGACTGTTGGGAAGCGAAGTATGGATGGTCGGCTTGGGGCTATCGAGTGAGCGCAAAGATTGAAGCGTGGCGTGATAAGCGCAACAAGCGCAAAACGATCTATGCGCTTCGCGTACGGGCCTCTACCATCGACGCCCCGTATTTCTTTGACGACTTTCATTCCGCTGACAATCTCGAAGACGTAAAGAAGATTGCGGACGCAGTCGTAGTTCGGCTGAAGTTACAAGGAAGAATATGAACGTATGTATACATAACCATGGCATTCGTTGGATACGATATTTCGATGGCACATGGAACCTGAGCGACGCCAATATGCCTTACGGCGCAGATGCGCGAGTGGTGCAGCAGCACAGTGATGTGTATTCGCTTCACTACAAATTTATCGAGCACTGTGGTTGGGAAAGTCCAGAAACGACGTTCCCTACGCTAGACGCCGCCATAGGGCATTTCGCAGGTCTGCTTGCCATTCGTAAATTGAAGGAGTGAGCATGGAAAAGAAGAAAGTCGGTGAAGTCTTATGGGGATACCAAGAAGACTTCGGCCATTGGATTGCCATGGATAAGCGGTGCTACGCAAGGGTGTGGCCCGCTGCTGGCGGAGGATGGAGCGTTGTCGCCATTCAGATGCGCAAGGTGAAAAACAAACTTCAGCATACATACTGCACCGCCGACGAAGCCATGGAAGCTGTAACGGCTTGGCTCGTCAGACTTAAGTTTCAAGGAGAACTTTGATGAAGAGATACGGGATCCGCTGGACGGCTAAAGGCCGTGAGTTTCGAGATTCGGTGTACGACGCTCGCTACGTTTCAGATGTGTTTGGAAAGGGATTTTATCTGGTGATTTATAGCTACGGCAATAGACAGCGCCGGTATGAAGTGGAGTGTCACCGCAATGGGGATGCCTGGTATTACGTCGGAACCTTTTGGTTGTTCAACAAGGCCTGTAAAAAGGCCGTCGAATGGGCAACACTTAAACGTTTGCAGGGGGAAATATGAAATGTTTTGACGGCCGGGTGAACCTCCCGCTGGAACGCTGCGAGAAAAAGATGGGCGGCAGAAACGGGTATGACACTTTTCTCTTCCGGCACAAGGGAGTGCTTCTTTGGTACACGAGTCCACAGCACCCGTGGGGAGAATCTGTGTCGTATGCACCCGACGATTATGACGAACCCTTACTTTATTGGAGCTTTTATGGGGGAAACGCAAAATGCTGGATGTGGCTTGCGCGAACTCGGTGGAAGCTCACAGTGAAACGCGGCAAGACTTATAGGTTCCATGCCACCGTAGAAGAAGCTCTTGACCGGTTAGTTGCGGAGGCAGTGAAATTAAAACTTCAAGAGGGTGATGATGACGAGTGACAACATGTGGATTGATGCCACGAAGCAGTTTGGCCCGGGGTTTAAGAAGGTCTGGGCCTACCAAGGCTACACGTTTTCAGAAACGCTTAATGAGTACGTTTTCTGTACGCTTGGTTTGGTGAGTAAAGCGGTAAAAGAAGACCGTTTCCTCGCATATTGCATAATGGATTGCCTCCCTTTGGGGCGGTTTTACCATGCCTGTCAGGGCAAGAAAAAAGTTCTTGCCCATCTTGTAAAGGGGGCTTTAACGGGGTAGGAATAACCCTAAATCGGAACGCATCGTATGTTCCAATCTGTAGAATAAGCGTTAAATAAAAGAGGAAGAACTCATGGTCGTTATTGATTTTGAAACGTACTACAGCAAAGAGTTCTCCCTGAGCAAAATTACCACGGAAGAATACATCCGTTCGCCTCAGTTTGAGGTCATTGGTGTTTGCGTCAAGGAGGACGACGGGCCGGTGGAATGGATCACCGGAACCCTTGAAGAGATTAAGGCCGGACTCCTGAAGCACGACCTCTCCATCGTCTGCTGCCACAACACGGCGTTCGACGGTGCCATCCTGAGCTGGGTGTTCGACATCCATCCGCGACTGCTCGTTGACACGCTCTCCATGTCAAGGCCTATCATAGGCGCGAAGACGGGGGGCATGGTCGGCGGCTCGTTGCGAGCGCTGTCAGAGCACTTCGGCATCGGGCACAAGGGGACGGAAATTTACAACACGCTTGGCAAGCGTCGGGAAGATTTCACGGTCGAAGAACTGGAACGGTTCGGCGAGTACTGCAAGCAGGACGTACGGCTCACCTACGAGCTGTGGAAGATTCTCGCTCCCACCTTCCCTCTGCTGGAGACGGCGCTCATTAACGTGACGCTCAAGATGTTCACGGAACCCGCCATCGTGCTGGACAAGCCTCTGCTGGAAAAGCACCTCGCCGAGGTGAAAGCCAAGCAGGCAGAACTCCTCACACGAGTCGGCGTTGATCGCTCGGTCTTCATGTCAAACGATAAGTTCGCTGAAATGCTTCGCAGTCGGGGTGTTGAGCCGCCGACGAAAGTTTCACCCACTACTGGGAAAACCGCCTATGCCTTTGCCAAAACCGACCCCGGATTCCAAGCCCTGCTCACGCACCCGAATGAAGAGATTCAGGCACTTGCGGCGGCCCGACTTGGTGTTAAGACAACTATCGAAGAGACACGCACACAAGCCTTCATTGATGTGGCATCTCGTGGCACGCTCCCTGCGATGCTGAATTACTACGGGGCGCTTAACACGGGGCGCTTCAGTGGGGGCGGCGGGTTGAACGTCCAGAACCTTCCTCGCGGCGGCGTGCTCCGGCACTCGATGCGGGCTCCGGACGGTTACGCTGTTGTGGCATGCGACTCCTCTCAGGTGGAAGCGCGTACGTTGGCGTGGTTCGCCGGGCAGGAAGACCTTGTTTCCGACTTCACACATGGCCGCGATGTTTATAGCGGGTTCGCTACAGAGATTTACCAGAAACCCATTACCAAGCACGATAACCCAGAAGAGCGACACGTCGGGAAGCGGTGTATTCTCGGATTGGGTTATAACGTTGGGGCGCTTAAGCTTTATTTGGCGCTTACGAGTGATGGCATCAACGTTACGCTCGAAGAATGCCAGCACTTTGTCAGAGTTTACCGTACACACTACGGGATGATTACGCTTCTGTGGAAACAGTGCAACACCGCCATCGAGCGGATGTATCAAGGCTATGACTCCGTGATCGGGGTCGGGCTTCAACTCCACGTCAATGGGCGCGAGCGTTCTATTGCCCTCCCTAATGGCTTGAAGCTTTGGTATGCCGATATGCAGGCCACCCAAGGGCAGTACGGCTTGGAGTACACGTACCAAAAGCGCAAGGGCATCCGCGCCAAGCTCTACGGCGGGGCGCTCACGGAAAACATCATTCAGGCACTTGCTCGAATCATCGTGAGTTACCAGATGGTGGCGATCTCCCGGTGGCTTGAAAACCGCTGTCGAGAAGAGAAAGACAGACGCGTCCGCCGGATCGTAAATATGGTGCACGACGAAGTCGTCGTTGTAGTACCGAAGGAGGAAGCAGAACTTACAAAAGCTTACATGATGAAGGCGATGAAGACGCCTTTAAACTGGTGTAAAGGTTTACCCGTAAGTTGCGAAGCCGACATCGGCGAGACTTATGGTGATGCGAAGTAAAGTGTTGTATTTTTGGTATTTCTAAAAGTTCTAAATCGTAACAAAAAGTTCAACTCTGTATAATAGCCGGACAGGAGGTATACAGAATGGATGACCTTGTTTACGATCACGACAAACTCAAAGCGGCAGTTACTTTGCTGCTGGATCAAAAGTACGGCAAAACCCGTACTGACGTGGTTCGGAGCAATTTAACCGGCGCTACCAAAACTCTGAAATGGTTCTGGGGGCCACGGCTTCCGTTAAAGTATTTTTTGGAGATTGCCAAGCAACCCGGCGGTCGGCTTTGGGCATTGGACATGCTTGACATGGCTGATCGAAATAGGGAAACTGTTGCCAAGGAAAGAGAGGCGCAGGAAAGTTCTACTGCGAAGAATCTTCGGGTTTTAAGTCGTGAGTCAGCACGGCGTTTACGAATTAGAGAATCGGCTGCGATTCTGACAGAGCGTATTCGACGTGTTGCACGCAACGAGCCTCCGCTTTCAACTCAAGGCGAAGCTGACTTTTTGAAACGCCGTCGTGAGTATTGGGATCGTCGTATTTCAGAGTATTTAGAAGCAGCCAAACATGCTCCTGAGATGAAGCATATCGGCACTTTACGAGCAGAGATTGCAGACATCCTTTTTAAGGAAGAGCTGAGTAAGTATGAGCAGGCGAAAGCCGGTATCTACAACTTGTCCAGTGCTTCTCAGAGAAGGTTGAACAGTAACCCGAGAGACAAGAAAATGAAGGAGCGCGTCGAAACAGCGATGGCCGCGGCCTTCAAATTCAAAGCCTCCCAAAAGTAAAGCGTGGGAACTCCCCACGCTTGGGGAGACCCTATGTACATTCCTGCTTGGTCGGCGTCATCCGTTGACGCGTACACGACCTGCCCTAAAAAGTATTATCACCTGCGCGTCGCCCGCGACGTACAGGACTTCCCGCCCAGCGATGCAGTCATTGCAGGGCGTGAGCTCCATAAGGCGTTTGAGAACGCCGTTAACCTCGACGAAAAGCTTCCGGCAACGTACGCCCACTACCAAGGGCTCGTTGACAAGATCAAGGCTTTGCCGGGCGAAAAGCTCGCTGAATATCCCTTTCAGCTCGATGAGTTCCACGAGCCCTGCGAGAAGCGCGGCGCGTGGACACGAGGCGTTGCCGACTTGGTGGTTAAGCGCGGCAAGGAAGCCATCATCATCGACTACAAGACCGGCAAGCGTAAGCCGTCCGAGCAGCTCGCTCTCTATGCGGCGTATGCCTTTGCATACTGGCCCGAGATTCAGAAGGTTCACACTGCCTTCATCTGGCTCAAGACGAAAGAGATGGACAAGAAGACTTACACGCGGGAGAACATGGCCGAGATTTGGCAATCGTTCCTTCCCGCCGTCGCTCGGATGCGGAAATCGTACGAGACAAACGATTGGCCCGCACGTCCCTCTGGATTATGCCGCAACTGGTGTCCATGCAAAGAATGCAAGTTTTGCGGCTTGTAAGTTGGAGCTTCTAAATGTTACAGGATGACGACCAAAATCTCGACGAAATCGAAGCGGAATTACTTGTAACGGAATGGGAATTGAAACATGAAATTCTTCAAAGATCTGCTGAAAGGCATGGGGGTAATGTCCCTGTGCCTGTACATAGCGATGTTCCTCATGAACACGTTCTTCCAGTTCGTCGGTCTGATGACGGGCATGAGCGGCAAAGATGCGTTTTTGCTCCTGTTCACCACAATGGCGCTTGGTATCTGCGCGTATGCGGTGTGGGCCATTAAGGAGGATGACTGATGGGGCTCTTGGGTAAAAACTCCAGAACCTTTCGTCCGGAGTGGGAGGGCAGAAGCAATCACCCTCTCCTCCCCGAGACCGCCAAGGTTCGCCGGATCATCACAGACCAGATTCGGAACGGGGTGGTCGGGTTCACGGCGGGGCAACTGAATAAGCTCTTTAAAGCCAGCGACCTTCCCGACGATGGCAAGAACGGCGGGCGCTACAGGATGAGTGCCTATAAGTTCTTGCTGCAGCGTGGCTGGAAGAAACAAACCCTCAAACCCAGCTGCATCATCTGCTACTCCCCTGCCGCAAGCCCTGACCAGGTCGCGGCTTTAGCAAAAGAAGGGCTGGTGGGCTTCCAGTTAAAAAACATCACCGCTGCTCAACTGGGTTTCGTAGCGAGGACGGCGAAGCAGGAGGAAAGGCGTCAGCAGGATGCCCGCCTCTCTCGGGAAAAGCTCAAAGAGGAGCTTATTAAAGAAGCCATGGGGCACAACGACCCGCTCGTGGCATACGTTCACAGAGCCGCCAAGGTCTGCGGGGTTGTCCGCGGATACCGGTGGCCGTAGGAGAAATAAATGAGTTGGACACCTGAAGATTGGCTCAGTCTCATCTGCGTGGTGGGGTTCTGGGTATCGCTCATCATTGTAATTTTAAAGGGTTTTGAATAATGGCAACAACGCCTGAAGGCAAAGTAAAAGATCAGGTCAAGAAGTTCTTTAAAGAGAAGCAAATCTGGAGCTACATGCCCGTCCAAAACGGCATGGGCGTGGTCGGTATCCCCGACCTTGTCGGGTGTGCCCCCTTGAAGATCACGTCTGACATGGTTGGCAAAACCCTTGGTGTCTTCTTTGCCGTGGAGACGAAGGCACCGGGCAAGATCAAAAACGCCACGGAGAACCAGAAGCGCAACCTGCGGGCCATTGGAACACATGGCGGTGTCGCGGTTGTAGCGGATCGAGTGGACATTGTGGAAGCCGCCTATGAGCTTTTAAAGAGCGGCGGCACCGCAATGACTTTCATACCGGAGTAATTATGATTACATACGACGACAAGCAGGCCAAGGTCTACACTGACCTCATTGTGGAGAAGCAGAAGTTCGGCCTTCTCCAAGGCTGGCTTCAGAAGGAAGACCCCGTGGAGCACTGCGAACACATTCTCAATGCTTTCTGGGACAAGGAAGACGATCCCTTGCGAGTCCTCGACATTGGCTGCGGAACGTGTGAAATGCTCTACCAAGCGGGGGAACTTTGGCCGAACGCGTGGCTTGCCGGGGTGAATCTTTTCCCCTCACAGTTCCCCACGAAAGAGTTGGACACGTTCATGTACAACACAGTTACGGGAAACTTTGAGACCGATTACCGAGTGTATGAGCAGCTGAACCCGGGGTACGATCTCATCATGTTCAACTACACGCTAGGCCATTTCGATGACCTATCCGTAGTGTTTAGCAAGGCCGCGGACTTGCTGGCCCCCAACGGGCGTATCGGCATCTACGATATTAAGCGTCGCTCTGCGATGCGGAACGAAGCGCTTCACTACCATCTGTGGTCAAAACGTGAAATTGTTGACGCACTCAACGAAGTTGAGTTAATTGGGGAAGAAATACCGTGTGAGCGGATTCTCTCCAAGGGGATGCGCGTTGACCAATTCAGCACGGACGGGGACGTGGAAGCCTGCAAAGACTTTGTGGATTGGACGGATCCGATCCTGCTCGTCGCTAAGGAGGCCTGACATGGACATCGCTGATCGAGCACAGCAGGACATCGACTTCATGGAATCGGTGAAGCGAGGGCCTATCACCAAGGAGGCACCCGAGACGGGCTTCTGCCTCTTCTGCGGAGAACCGGTTCCTAAGGGACATCGCTGGTGTGACAAGGTATGCCGGGACCTATGGGAAAAAGAGCAGCATAGGGAAAACCAGTACAAACAATACCGTTAGGAGAACTAAAATGCCTCAGAGTCCTGAGCGTAAAGCCGAGTACGACAAGATGTACGAAAGTACTTCGGCCCAAAAGAAGAAACGCGCCATGCGCAACGCCGCCCGCCGTGAACTCATGCGGGAAGGCGTCGTCCACAAGGGGGACGGAAAGGACGTTGACCACAAGAAGATGTTGAAAAACGGTGGCAGTAACGCACGTTCCAACCTCCGGGTGGTAAGTCAGAAAAAGAACCGAGGCTGGCGACGGGGTTCTTAGGAGTCAGAAATGTTGATCTTCAAGCCTAGAAAAGCTGTCATTCTGAAAACAAAGAATCCTAAAAAGTTTCTTGACGTAATCCCGACAGCGAAGGAATTTGTCTACAAGGGCCTGCCCCTTGTGGCGGTTCCGCATAAGCCGGACGAGACGAAGGTTCTTCGGAACCTCGGCGTGAACGTCCCCGCCCCCATGAATTACTACTACCCGTACGACGGGCGGTTTAAACCTTTTGAAGTTCAAAGGAAGACGGCGGAGTTCGCCTCCATGAACAACCGATGCTTTATCCTTAACTCCATGGGCTTGGGGAAGACGGTCACGTCGTTGTGGGCCTTGGACTACATGCGGTCCATCGGAATGGTGAAGAGGGCTTTGGTCGTCTGCCCCATCTCCGTTATGGAGCGTGCCTGGGGGGATGAAATCTTTCGTACCTTCCCGAACTTGAAGTTCAATGTGCTTTACGGGTCTCGGGAAAAGCGCCTGAAGCTTTTGGCAGAAGATGCTGACATCTATGTCATCAACACCGACGGCTTGAAGATCATCCAGCAGGCTATGGCGGATCGCCCGGACATCAACCTCATCATCATTGACGAGGTGGCACTGTTCCGCAATCCGTCCACAGCCCGGTGGAAGACGGCTGATGACATCTGCAACAAGCAGTTCCATGGAGAACGCCGGGTTTGGGGCCTTACGGGCTCACCGATCCCCAACGCTCCGACGGATGCTTATGGGCAGATCAAGCTCGTAACGCCGAACAATCCTGATCTTCCGAAGTATTTCGGTCGGTTCCGCGACCTCGTGATGTACCAACGGGGGCCGTTCCTTTGGGTGAACAAGCCGGACGCTGTGGAGACGGTGTTCCGCATCATGCAGCCTGCCATCCGGTTCTCGCTGGATGACGCCATTGATCTGCCGCCGCAGGTGATCCAGGTTCGGGAAACCGAGCTGTCGCCTGAGCAGAAGAAGGCGTACAAGGAAATGATGAACAAGCTCGCCACGGAGCTAAAGGAAGGCAAGGTGCTCGCCGTGAACGAAGCGGTGAAAGCCTCCAAGCTCTTGCAGATCTGCTGTGGCGCGGCCTACGGGGAACACGGTGAAACAGTGCCGGTGCCCTGCAAACCTCGCTTGGAAGCCTTGGACGAGGTAGTCTGTGAATCGGAAGGGAAGACGATTGTCTTCATCCCCTTCACGTCTGCCCTTCACCAGGCGGCGGATTATCTGGCAGAGCATGGTCACACAGTAGCCATCGTGGACGGTGACACACCGAAGGCAGAACGCGACACGACGTTCTACAACTTCCAGAACACGGAGAACCCGCAGGTTATTATTGCTAACCCGGCGACGATGTCCCACGGGCTGACGCTGACGGCGGCAACCACGATCTGTTGGTTTGGGCCTTGCTACAACAACGAGATTTACCAACAGGCTTGCGCCCGCGTCCGGCGTCCCGGTCAGAAGCGTTCTACCGTCATTGTCCACTTGGTGTCCACCGAGTTGGAAAAGAAGGTTTACGACCGCATCGAGAAAAAGCAATCCATGCAGGGCTTGCTCCTCGACCTGGTCAACGAGCAGTCGATGTCCTAGGGAAACCCCTAAGGATAAAAAAGTGCGCAGGTTGCTTCCAACCTGTAGAATAAGCGTCAAATAAAGGAGTCAAACATGAGTCGAGTAGACGACATTGTGGCGGCTTACGTCCGCCTTCGCGATCAGAAAGCAGAACTGAAAGCCCAGCAGGCTGAAGTCATGAAGCCTTACGACGAGGCCTTAGCAAAGCTGGAAGCCGAAGCCCTGCAGATCCTCTCCGATACCGGAGTTGAATCCATGAAGACGAGCGCCGGAACGGTGTATAAATCGGTCGCCACGTCCGCCACGGTGCAGGACAAGTCCGCTTTCATGGACTACATTAAAGAACATCAGGCGTTCGATCTTTTGGATGTTCGCGCCAACAAAACCGCGGTGCAGGATTTCGTCACGGGGAACCAGGACACGCCCCCGGGTGTTGTCATCCGCCGTGAAATGAAGGTCGGATTCCGCCGCGCTTAACAATCTCAGGAGAATTTAAATGGCTGACATTATCCCTTTTGAACAGGCTACTTCCGTTGCTGTTCCGGATTACTTAACCGAAGATAACGACGCTAATAAGGACTTGAAAGCCCACGAGTCCAAGTCTTTTGCCTCTATTTCCATTAAAGGTAAAGTATTTACGATTGTCGAGGGGGACAAGCGTACCATTCTCACTAGCCGAAACGATCCTCGCTCCCCTGCAACATACATCAATGCAGTCTTTGCGAAGGTAAGCCCCTTCAAGTCGAAGACTTACTATGCTCACGGGTATAACGCCAATGCTACGGGCGACGCTGCTAAACCCACTTGCTTTTCCAATGACGGCATCAAACCTGATGCCTCGGCTGCGGAACCCCAGCACAAAAACTGCGCTGCGTGCCCGTGGAACGTCTTTGGTACGTCTCGTGGTGACAACGGTTCTGTTGGTAAGGGCAAGGCCTGCGCAGATTTTGTCCGTATCGCTCTTTGCACATCCGACAACCTTGAAAAGCTTTACCTTCTTCGTGTACCGCCTGCGTCTATTAAGGCGCTTGGGGCTTATACGAACGCATTAAAACGGCGGAACCCCACAACCGGCGAGATGGAGGATGTTTCCTATCAAGGCGTTATTACAGAGATTTCCTTTGATATTGCTCAGGCTACTCCGCATCTGCTGTTCCGTCCCATTGGCTGCTTCAAGGATCGTAAGAATTTCGAGCAGGTAAAGCGATTGGCTAAGACCGAGGAATGCCAAAAGATGGTCTTTGGCACTGATCCTGCTATGGCATCTACTACCGATGACCCCGCCGAACAGGTTATTGCTGAGTCTTTGAGCAAGCCGCGCCCTACTCCGGCTCCGGCGGTCGACCCGGCGGAGGAGCTGATCGCAAAAGCTATGGGTACGTCCCCCTCTGGTGCTCGTTCGACTGCGACCGTTGCCGCGACGCAGAAGCCTGCCGCCAAGCCTGCCGCTGAAACCCCGTGGGAAGACGCTAAGGTGGTGGAATCCGATGCAGGGCTCGATGCCGCGTTGAACAACCTCGGCTTTGATTAGCCCCGCGTAACGCGCGGAAGGGGAGCGCGTGCTCCCCTTATTTTTCTCAAACCTAAAAGGCCGCAATGAATACACAAGAATTTTTTGAAAGCATCTTCCCACCGGAGGGTGTTTACCTGCTTGCAGTGGCCGGAGAGAAAGGGTTCAGACATCGCGGGTTTACCACCATTGCCGGGGCAGTTGATTTCGCTGAGCAGTGTGACCAGCAGGGCGCGACGGTTTACCACGCCTGCGCCGCCTTTAAGAAGGCACCCTACAAGAATGAAGCTGGAAAGTTCATCACCCGCACCTCGGAGAACTGGCGAGCCGCCAAGGCCTTCTGGATTGACGTGGACTGTGGGGCAGACAAAGCGGCTGAGGGTCACGGCTACGCCACACAGAAAGACGGTGCCACGGCGATCATCACGTGGTGCAAGAAGCACTCTCTCCCCTTCCCGATGCTCGTTAACTCCGGGCGCGGTGTTCACGCTTACTGGTGTCTGACTGAGGAAGTCACACCGGATGTGTGGGTGCAGACTGCCAATGCCTTGAAGGCTCTAATGTCCGCAGACGGGCTCTTGGCAGACCCCACGCGAACGGCAGACTTCGCCTCGGTGCTTCGCCCCGTCGGAACCCACAATCGGAAAGACCCGGCGAATCCCTTGGAAGTGAAGGTAGCTCTCCCCCAGAAAGAACCCATTCAAACAGCTGACTTCCTTGCCCGTATAGAGAAGGAAGCAGAAGCCGTCGGTGGCCTCGGGGAAGTTCCTGCGTGGATGGTTGGGGACACGATGCCGGACTACGGCGGCTCAACTGCCAAGCCTTTTGCAGAAGAGATTGCCAAGCACTGCACTCAGGTAAAGATCGTTCAGGAAACCCAAGGGGATGCGAGTTACGACCATTGGCGCGGCGTTATCGGTCTCATCACTCACTGCGCTGAAGGCATCGAACTCGCTCGAAAGTGGACGGAGAAACGGGCCGAGACAGGACATCAGAACGTCGACGTGGATACGCGGTTCAACACTTGGACTTCTCCGCCACCGACGTGCGAATACTTCGGCAAGTGCAACCCGGACGGCTGTAAGAACTGTCCGCACAAAGGCAAGATCAAAACCCCTTGGGTGCTTGGGGTAAAAGAACCCGAAAAGAAAGAAACTACGGTCGATGTCACGAGCACGAACTCAGCCGGACAAACACAGACCGTCACTTATCAGATTCCGCCGAGCCCTCCGGGATACGGCTGGGACGGCAGTCAGATGGTGCGATATTTCAAAAATGCCGACGGCGTGTTGGAGCCGCATCCCTTCTGTGGGGTGCACTTTTACCTCCTCCGTCGTTTACGGGATGTCACGGGAGAATTTTCTTTTGCCACCCGTGCTCATCTTCCCAAAGGAGATATTCGTGAGTTCAACATTCCCGGTTCAATCATCGGCACCGGGGGCAACAAGCTGGTGGAGTTTTTAGGGCAGTACGAAATCATGGCAGGCAACGCAAATGATTCGGTGAAGAACATGGGCGCTTACCTCAAGGACGAGGTAGCACGACTGATGAACTCCACCGACGTAATGAACACCTACAGCCACTTCGGCTGGCAGGAAGATAAGTCTTTTCTCATTGGCACACGTCTCTATTCTCCCGATGGAAAAGTGACGGAAGTGCTTCTGAGCGGCGCGGCGGCAGATCACGCCAAGGTATTTCCGACGCCCGTCGGAAGCGTGCAGTCGTACGCGAAGAAGATCAACTCGATCTACAACCGCGACGGCATGGAACCCATGCAGTATATGATCTGCTCGCTGTGGGCGGCTCCGCTCGTCAACCTCTGCGACACGCTCTACAACGGCATCCCGTGCGTGCTTACCGGTGTCCAGTCCGGCAAAGGCAAAACGACGGCGGCCTTGGCGGCGCTCTACGCTTACGGTCGTCCGATGCCCGGCATGGCTTTCAGCGGTCGTGAAGGTGCCACGGCCAACGCTCAGGCGAACTTCTTGGGGACGCTTCGGAACCTCCCGGTGCTCTTTGACGAAGTGACGAACAAGAACTCTCGGGAACTGTCGGAGCTCTGCTACGCCTTGTCTTCCGGCGTGGAAAAGATGCGCATGAAGGCTTCCGGCGGCACCGTCCGTATCGGCGACCGCAACGAGTGGCGCACCCACACGGCTCTGACCGGTAACACGCAGATCACTGCCCGACTTGCCACGAACGGCGACACGGAAGCGGAAGTGATGCGCATCTTCGAAATCAACGTGGACACCTACGACATTCCAAGCCTCGACCCCATGGCCGTGGCGTCTCAGGTCTCTGCGATGGAAGAAGACATGGGTATCGCCGGGGAAGCGTTCGTCAAATACGTGGTGACGCATCGTGACGATGTGCATGACCTGATCTTCAAAACGTACGAAGACTTGAAGGCTGACAAGGATCTGATGGCGCAACCGCGCTACCGGTTCTACCGCAACCACATGGTGTGCACGCTGACGGCGGCGAAGATCATGCACATGTTGGGGGTGATTGATTTCAACATTCCTAAGATGACGACCTTTGCCCTGTTGGCGGCTCGACAGTTGTTTCAACGCACCATGGAAGCTAACTCGTTGTCCGCCACGGATGCCCTTGGGCTGATGTTGAACGAGCTGAGTCCTCAGATCATTCAGACGGCGACGTTCAATCTCCGTGGGAACGAAGCTCCCTACGAAGTGCGGGTACCTAACGGCGGCATTGTTGGGCGCTCAATCCGCGGTACGCCTGCTCTGAAAGACCCAAACTTCGACAACACTTTGTTCCTCTCTGCGAAGGCGATTCGCGATTGGTGCAACACCAATCGTGTCAGCATTGACTTCTTGGCAAGCTGTCTTTCTTCCAAGGGGGTTTTGCTGGAGCGGAACACTCGTTTCAGTCTTGGGAAGAATACCAACATCCCGACTTCTCAGTGCCGATGCTGGCGGATCGACCTCAATGCCATGGACAACTTGAAGCCTCAGGAAGAAGAAAATGACGGAAATTGATTTCAACTCTCTTAACGAGAACACGCTTTTGTTAGCGAAGGAAGGCGCGGAGTATCTTGGGATCAACCGCCGCTACTTCTACCAATTGGAACTTCGAGGCTTCTTCAGCCGCGACAATAAGAAGGGCGACCCTCGCTATCGGCTGAAGACTTTGAAAGAGTTTCGAGATAAGGCGTATGCCACGGGCTTTCTTCCGATTCGCCCTCAGGGGGCCCACTTGAACATCGGCGACCCGAAGGTGAAGGACGACGAATTTGCTACGCGGGAAGAGGTGATGAAGTACTTCCGCATCAGCTCAACTTGCCTCTATGATTGGATTGGTCAAGGCGGCTTTCCTAAGCCATACCGCCTCCATGAAGGGGCACGCCCCAAGTGGAAAGTCGGTGAAATCCGAGCGTGTTTGAAGTAGACCGAACTCTACATTGAACTATACATGTACTATACATCATGTATACATACTAGGTAAAACCAACTAGACAAGTAAGCCCCCGTGGAGAGATCTGCGGGGGCTTTTCTTAGACCAACAGCGCGGGGGCAATCTGAGGGACAATGGATTTTCTATACTTATAGTGCGTTGATTTTATTGGCGTTCGCCCTATCCAGTACATGTGTTTTTTGCGTATATCCAGCTACCCCCAGTTATATAGAATTACTTGTTATTACACAAATATTTTGCACTTTTTGTCTTTTTAATTACACTCAGTCTACGGCTTTTCCGCTAGGTTTACACTACGGAAAAGGGACAAAAAGAGGGACAAGAAATGCTCATCAATCGGCTTCGCGCCAATCAAATTAAGACCCTCCCGGAGGGTAAACATCTTGACGGCAACGGCCTCTACCTTCGTGTAGTAGGAAACAGCCGGACTTGGTTTCTCCGTTTCAGTTTTGAGAAAAAACGCCACGATCTCGGGCTTGGCACCCTGTCCTTGGCAGACGCCAGAGCCAAAGCCGCTGAAATACGTCAGCAAGTCGCCGAAGGAAAGCACCCCCTTGTCACACGTGCTATTGAGAATATTGAGCGTCAAAAGCAGGCCATAACTGCCAAGGGGCTCCACACAACTATCAACGACATTTACGAGGCTGCGTTCCGCTGGCACATGGAGACTAAAAAGATTCGCAGCGACAAATGGTTCAAAGACCATCGCACTGCTTTCAAGACCAATGTGTTTCCCTTCATTGGTGACAAACCTTTGGCACTCATTACACGGCAAGACGTTGCTGAAGTACTCAGGCCATCCTGGGGAAAATCTACGGGTAGCGCTATTTTGGCGGGACTTCGTGCGTGCTTCAAATACGCCAAAAAGGAAGGGCTGTTCACTGGCGACTTTCCTACCAACTGGCAAGGGTGCCTTGACCTTGAGTTGGCTCCCGCAAGTAAATCACACAAGGTTCAGCACCGTCCCGCGTGCCCATGGAAAGAAATGCCCGACCTTTATGCAAAGGCGTATGCACAACCCGATAGTCCCCAAAAGAGGGTTGCTTTAGCCTGTATGCTGTGTGCCCCCCGTCCCGCTGAATTTGTTGCTCTGCGGACAAAGGATGTCGATACACAAAATCGCATCATCACTTTGATGCGAACAAAAACCTCCGACGCCATTGACGGCGACGACGATCCCTGGGAAATCCCCTACCCAACACAGATGGACGAGCTGTTTGACTTCACAGCCGAATATCCTTTTGGAGCACTTCTCGGAAGAAGCGCCGCTGTGGTTTTCCTACACACTCATGTTGGGGTCGATTACTCAGCGCACGGATTTCGTGCTTCTTTCAGCACTTGGTGTGCAGAAAACCAGAAAAACCGCGAAACCCGTGAGCACGCTCTCCACCACAAAGTCGAGAATGAAGTGGGGGGCTCATACCAAAGGAGCACCCTCCTTGAGTTAAGAAGAGCGCTCCTCCAAGAGTGGGCCGATTACGTCACTAGTAAAGTTCATCCAGCTTCTTAGCAAAGCCTTGGCTGGACTTGTTCGCGGCGACGCCGCCGATGGCCATCCGTTCGCGCTGGCGTTGCTGCTTCACGGAGCTGATAAGGTTCGTCATGGCATTGGGCTTGAAACCCTGAGACCGACGCTCCGCGTTCATCTTCTGCCATTCACGCATCGCGGCGGCGCGTCCGGCGGAGTCCTTGTCTGCCACGGCTTTCTCGTAGGCTCGGCGGATTTGCTTCGCCCAGAGCGTATAGGCCTCATTGTGTGCGTACATCGAACTAGCCTTGAGGTTACGATTTGTAACCGTCGTCGACGGAAGCCCCACAGCCTGAGACGCCAGATCAAAGAGCGTGAACTGCTCGCCTGGGATAAGCACGTCACCAGCCTTAGAACTGATCCCTTCAGTGCCAAAGCGGATGGCCTTGGCAAGGTTGGCAAACCCAGTGGGCAGAACATTCTCAGCCGCCTTGTCGTAGTCACCCTGCCACGCGTATCCCGCTCCACGGTAGCCCTTCAGGAGGAGGCTTGCCGCCGGACCGAAAGCCGCCGTCAGCACCTTGAGCCCGTCGTCTTCGCCGTTCATACCGACCATGGCGCGACCGTCAAGGTACGGGAACGGCAGAAGCATGGATCCGGCACCAAGCTTTTCACTCATGTCTATCCCAAGCATCGCTGGGAGACCGCGCAGGAAGAAGTCGATCAGCGGCTTATCAAGCCCCGCATCCTTCAGCGTTTGACGGAGGTAGTCTTCGTCGTTGTCCCCGGCACCGCCAAGGAGCCCGCAGGCAAGCATCAGCGTCCCGACAACTGGTAAGCCTTTAACGCCCGTCACCAAGAGGAAAGCCCCCATGGTGTACGCGAGACCAGCACGCGCAAAGGCCTGTTTCTCCGGGCTTTCCTTATCAATCGCCTGGTTGAACATTCTCGCGAAGAGACCGATCTGGATCAGTTGGAACTTCCGGAACTGCGTTGCTACACGGGCAAAGTCGCTCGACTTAAAGTAGCGCGGCGCATTACGAGAGCTGTAGTCCCCGTGCGTTTCGTAGAGCACGTGGTCGGCGAACTTCATCGCCCCTTCGTGGTTATTCGTACGCCCCATCTCCAAGTCGTAAGCGGCCAGGGCCGTTGCGGCACGGTTGATGACTTCCACTTTTCGTGCGAGCCCCGCTGTCCATTCCGTCCAACCGAGGAGCGCGTTGTAAGCCTTCCCATGTTCGGCACGGTTGAACTCACCGAACTCTTGAGAGAGCCCGATGTCGAGAAGTCCGCGTTCGCGCATGGCAGTCAGGGCTTCTTTCTGCTTATCGGTCAAGCCTTCGATAGATGATAGGTCGCTCAGCGTACCGTCTTTCGTCACGGCCTTCGCCACCGCCACCATGTACTTACTCGTAAGCGTCAGGGGGCGATACAGCCCGAAGCGCCCGGCCATGTAAGGTACGGAGTAAAGGATCGGCTGGGTCAAGTTCTGGAAGAAGAACGCCGGGTTCGTGAGAAGCATCATCGCCGAAGTGCCGCGCAGAATGCTGTTGGAGAGAGCGCTCTGCCCCTTCACACTCTGGTCAACACGGGCAATGACTTCGTTCAACACCGTGGACGCCGCCGCCTGGTCTTCTGACGTACGGGCTTCCTTCTGCATTTCGGCCATCGCCTTGCGTATTTCCCGACCGTGCGAGAGGAACCCGAGGTAACGGGATTCCGTGGAAGCCGTCGCCATGAAGCCACGCATCATGTCGGACGAGTAGCCCGCCACCTTACGGCGATGCAGACGAGACTTCAGAGCCGAGTCGTTGGAAAGCCCTTGGATGTAAAGAAGCGTGGCAAACTCGTTGAACTTGTTTGCCATCTTCTCGTTCACGATCTCCACGGAAGTTTCCGTCGCGGCTTCGGCGGCACGCTCTGCCACGTTGAGGAGCGCCTGAAGGTTCAACTGTTCCCCGTGTTCAAAGGCCGCACGCTCCTTGTACACCACAGAGGCTTCGGGGTGCTCCTGTTGGAGTTGTCCGCGACGCACCACGGCTTCGTCCGCCGACTCAGCGTACTCCACGATGTAGTCCGTGCCGTTGCTCTGCATGGAGAGCACCTTGACGCGGGCGTCCCGCACCAACTTCCGGTCGGCTCTCGTAGGTTCCTTCAAACCTTGGACGGCCTTCTGGACACGGGCGAAGTCATCGTAGGCCTTCTGATATTCCGGCGACCGCATGATGACGACGAGTGTACCAAAACGGCGCATCGGGACATAGGGCGAAGTCGTCTCACCAAAGCGCTCCTTGGCAAGAGCGACCTGCTGTTCGCGATCCTTCTCGTACTCTTCCTTCAGGCCGGGGTTACGTTCCACACGGTCGTTGTAGGTGTCTTCGATCTGTTGCAGGGTTGCTTTGAGAACCGTCTGACGGGTTTCGATGCCGAACTCCAACACTTCCTTAAAGACCTGCTTAGCCTCAGGCGTAAGGTCTTCAAACTCAGCAAGCTCATCTTCCAGCGTGCTGTCTTTGTGCTGGGACTTGTAGATATTCACCACCGCCGGAGAGGCATTCTTCAGAAGCGTGAACCACAATCCCCGTGACACCGCCTTATCCAAAAGGTCATTCACAAGGTCCTGTTGCTTATCGTCGAGTGCACGGTAAGCCTGACCGATTGCCACGGCCTTATCCTGATGGCGGCGAGCCACCTGGTCAGCGGCAAGCTGGGCGTTGTACCACTTCGTGATGGACGGCAGAGCCTTCTTGGCAACATTCACCAGATCACGGGTGAACATGAAACCCATAGAATGCTTGTAGAGGCTGGCCGCAATATTGCGCGCCTTCCCCTTCAGCCACGCGTTCGGGATGTGCTCAACGAGTCGGTCGTAGAAGTACTGCTGCTCCTTCTGCGGCTTCATCGGCGTGTAGGGCACGTCTTTCGTGTGCGCCGCCATGAAAGCCGTGTAAGCCGCCATGGCTTGGTCGTACTTGGCCTTTGCCTCAACCTGCTCCGCACGGGCGTCGGCCAATTTCTGCTTAGCTTCCGCAGAGCTGGGGTTATTCATCCGAGCCTTAGTAGCACTTCCCACACGACCGTCTGCCGAGAGCTTGTCAGTTTCCTTCTCCGCGAGATCTCGGGCCACGGCCTTCCATCCCTCCATCTCAAAGACTTTGGGATCCAGCCCCGTGGCGACCGCCACGGACTCGCTTATTTTGTAGGAGTCGTACTTTTGTTGGACTCGGGCTTCGCGGTTCGCTCGGGCAACGTCTTCGCTGTCTGCTTTCGATACCTCGCCCAGCAATCCTCCATCGCCTTGTGCCCCTTTTCCAAATCCTCTTTGCTCTCCTTTTGCAAGCTGTACAGCATTGTTGTCTCCTTTCAGTAATAACTTATACGAACTATTGGCGACATCCTGTAGTTTCACCTTTGCCAAATCATTTAAGTTCCCCAACAGGATAGTAGCCACTTCAGGGAAGTGCTTTTCAAGCGTGGCACGGGTTCCACTGTCGTCAATCATAGCTGAGGTAAAGGATGCCATCATTTCCATGCCAAGGACCCGGTCGAAATTTGCGTCGGCCTTTGCTTGTAAATCTGCTTCGCCTTTGTGGTTCCTCAGGTATTTTTCTTTGGATTTATCCGCGGCGCTATACGGATAGTAAAACCGTTCCGCTATCTGAGCTCGTTCTGTGAAATTTAACTTTCGCAAATAGCTCTCGGCTTCAGGGTACCGCTGCTGAAGAGCAGTGACTATCGCCGCCGTATTATCACCTTTGTTCAATAGTTCATACGACAGTTGCGCAAGCACTTCAGCCTCACGACTACCCAGAAGAGCCTGCCGAAGTGCCTCCGACGGAAACACGGTTCCCTCTGCCGTGATGTCCAAAGCATGGAGCATTTCGTGCACCGGCATACTTAAGCAGTTGTAGTAACGCGAACGCTCGCTAAATGTTTTACCAAAGGGAGCCTTGGGATACGTTAGCGCCACAACTACGCGGGGGCCGTACCCTTGAAGCTTTCCGTTGGCGAGGCTGTACCTTTTTCCGGGCTGCTCGTAAGTTACGCCACCATACGCGTGTGCGTCCAATCCGCCGCATTGTTGAAGGCTCGTCCGACTGGGAAACGCTTGACGAGAACGATCCACTACATAAGCGTTCGGAATAGGAAGCCCAGCATCTTTGAAAGCCTTGACGGCGCGAGCAACACCACGGGCGTATGTATCCGGCAGCACACCTGCCAAGTTTTGATAAACATTCCCTTGGATTTTAGCGGTGTCACGGAACGGAATCATCACCCCTTCATCGCTTATATCGCGCCAGTAGCAACTCTTGGAAAGCAAAGCTTCCCCGTCCTTTGTGAGAACAGCACTAGCAATCTGCTTGCGAATTTTCTCTTGGGTCATCAGCGTAAACCAACCTCCGTACCCACCACGGAGCGTTGCAACACGAAACGCCTGCACAAAGGGGTTTCTGCTCTTGTCCCAATATTCGTTGCTGGTCACTTCTTTCCAAGTGGGCAAGCCAAACAGCCCCAACTCTTCAGTGTGGCTCAAATACTGCTGCGTCACCCACTGCATCACGGGGGTGCGTTGGATCACCTCATTGCGAAGCTTTTCCGGGAGTCCTTGGAGTTGATCGTTCATGTACTCCGTGTAGTCAGCCCACAGACGCCCAAGGGCATCACCGTACGTGTCGCTCTTGGAATTTCCAAGGGCTTTGACGAGAGCGCCGCCCTTATCTACCAAGGGCTTCTCAACCTTAGCAATGTAGTCTTGGAAGTCCTTCAGGCTGGACTTCGGGGTCGGTACACCGTCCGTCGCCGCTTTGTAGGCGGACTTCAGATGCGACATGGCCGAAGCACCTTTGCGGCCTTCCATGCTGGCACTCGGAGCCTGAGTCGGCGTGTCAGACTCATTCTTCCCGGCAACTGTTTCCGTCGTCGCTTCTTCCGCATCTTTGTGGGCTTCCACGACAGCGTTCGTCTCTTCCTCTTGCCCCTTCTGCGCTTCCTTGATTTCGGCGTCCTGCACTTCCTTCTTTGCTCGATGGAGCAGAATCTTTCGTTCCCCACGACGCTTCGGGTCGTACAACCATTCCACAACGCGTTTCAGGTTGTCGCCCTCCAAGGCACCCTTAGCCCGCACCATGCCACCGTCAGGGTGGGGTTGCTTGGAAAGTTCCTCCGGATGTGCATCGAGGTACGCGAGAAGCCCCGAAAGTTCGGCCTTCGATTCCGGCTTATCTCGCTTCCCTTCCTTCACAAGGGTTTTGTTTTCCTCGGCTTTCTTATTTAAGTCAGCCGATTCCGCCTTTGCTGCTTTGACAGTTTTCTCCGCCTCCTTATCCGTCTTGGCATACAGGGCTTCCTTCACCTTCTGACGGTCAGGAATTTCCAAGGTGAAGTCCGGCTTCACTTTCTTCGCTGCAGCAGCAAGGGCTTCGAGAGTGCCACGCGCCTTTTCGTCGGAGAGCCCCGCAACCTTTTCACGGAACGCCTTCGATTCGATGGTCGGAAGGTCTACAGACTTCAACTTTTTGTCGAGCAGTCCAGCGTCTTGCAGAGGCTTCAAGAGCGGCTTCGTTTCATTGAGAAACACTCCCACCGGATCGGGCTTCGCTTCTTCAACTGCTTCAGCCTTTGCGGCTTCTTCAACCTTGGCGTTTTGCTGTGCCGCCTGTTCACCCATGGCTTGGGTCGCTGCCTTTGCCCGGTCCTGCATGAAGTGTGATAGGTCTGCATCCGGATGACGGATGAGCTCAGCTGCGGCCGCGAAGAACCCAGCCTCAGTGGGATTTTTGGCTTCATTACTCAGACGGTCGAACTTGTCAGCAAGCTCCGTCCCTTGGTAGCTGTGGTGGGTGTACGCCAGATCACGCAAGGCCTTCGGCGTCTTATGCGCACCGGATGCTACGTTTGCCTTCACCAACGTATCAAGCTTTCCCACGTCTTCGGGGTTCGCCTGACGCCAAACGGAGTCAGCCTTGAGTTCGCCCTTGGAGATTTCTTTCGCGCGAGACGGTTCATCCCCGTAGGCTTGGCGGTAGGCTTCCTGAGCTGCTTGAGCTTCGCGAAGCTTCGTCACTTCCGGGTCTTCCTGCGGCGCTTGGGGAACAACCGGTTCGGGCACCGGTTGCGTTCCTGCCATAGGCGTTTCCGTCACAGCCTCATTCACCGCCGTCTGCTGGGGCGTCGGTTCGGGAGTTTCCACGGGGGCAGGCTCAGGCATGGGTTCGGGAGCCGATTGTGCCTCATTATTAGGCACGTTTGTTTGACCTGCTTCGACCGGTTGCTCAGTTTGAGAATTTTCAGGCGATTTATTTGCGCCTTGAACGAGGCTTTCAGACTTCCCCGGACGGAGAATGGCATGGAAACCGCCACCCATTGCGGCACCGGCGAGCATACCTTCGCCGACGTTCTGACCAAGGCCTTCGTTCCACGGGCGATCAAGCGCAATGTTCTGCGGCACCGTTTCGAACGTGGACTGCACGCCTTCTTCTGCACCTTCGGCAAGAGCCGCACGGCCCGTACCCTTCCAACCCGTCTGGAACGCTTGGCGAGCTTCCTTATTGAAGAGCCCCGCTTCGATCCCGCCGCCGATCTTCCCACCAAGGAGCGACGTAGCGCCGACACCGATAGCCGTGATGGCCTGAGCCCAGCCGACGCCTTCGTACCGACCGCGACCGTTGGCCACGTTGTAGTTGATAGCATCATAGGCGTTCTGCGCACCGGACTGGATACCTTCACCTGCCGCGGCACCGAGACGGGCACCCGTGGCGATAGCCTTGGTTCCTGCACCCGCGGCTCGAAGGCCTGCACCTACCATGCCGCCGGGGATAGCCGCCATAGCGTATGTCGGAGCGGACTGCACGACACGCCCCAAAAGAGCGCGGGGATTTGCCGCCAAGCCATAGGCTGTAGCCCCCAACTTTCCAAGCTCAGACTCGTTCGAGTCCACTGTCACTTGGTAGTCCCGTTCCGCTTGCTGGCGGGCAGGAGAATACTGCGCCTGCTTTCGAGCCATCCAAGCGTCAGACCCTACGGTGTCTTCACCCTTTCCTGCTAAGCGCTCGGAGAACGTTTCATCCCCTTCACTGCGGAAAGGGCGTGCCACAAAATCTCCAAGAGCAGCCGTCTGTTGGAGGGCCGCGCCCCCCGCCATCTGCAAATCCGTCCCAATATCGCCGAGGATGCCGGAGTTTTGCTCATCCGGCAGTTGCCCCATTCGACTGATGTTGATTACTCTCATGCCTTCCCCTTCTTGTCCACGCGGTAGCCGACGTAGTCAAACTGCTTGCCCGCGTTACCGATTGCCAAGCCATCCTTCACAGAATCGCCTTCCTTTAGGTTTGTCTCGACGTTCGTGTAGATATGGTTCTCACCGTTCTTTGCCGTCACCACGACCACATTGCCGTAGCCACGCATGTAACCGCTGAAACTCACCTTGCCGTTAGAAACCGCCGTCACTCGGGTACCACGCTTCGCTTGAATGCGATACTCTTTAGAAGGCATATTCGCCCCCTTCACATGAGCGACACTGTTGTCACCAGGCTTCATCACGACCTTGCCTTTGACGGGAAGTTTCGGTTCGCCTTTCGTTTCCTGAGTGGAAGGTGCCTTTTTCTCGGGGGCTTTGGTAGACGTTGCCTGACGCTGAGGCAGAGCACGTTTACGAGATTCGAGTTCCTTTTTCGCCTGGCCTTGCAAGGTATCAATGGCTGCCTTTCTTTCAGGAGCGGGTTCTCCCTTGGAAGCTGCAATAGCCCGTTTACCGACGTCTGACACCTTGCTCGTATCAGAGAAGCGCGCTTTGTCCATACGCCCCACAAATTCGCCGAAGGATTCCCCTTCGGGCTTCTTGTCCATAGCCTTCAAGAGAGGAGCACCGCGCTTCTGGCGTTCACGGTTAATGAGCGCTAACTGTTTATCGTTGTAGCCGGACGTGTCTTGCCAACGCTCCTCTTCGCGACGAGCCGCAAATTCGCCAAGGTTCTGAGCAGGTTTCGCCTTTGACGCAGGAATATCGTTATCAGCGTATTTAGGTAATGCCGCCGCTCGGGCTTTTTCAGCAGGTTCACCCTTTTCACCGGAGAACAGCACCTCTTTGGAGAACCCTTCAGGCACCGCCATAGCACGGGCCACCGGGGCTTCCTCCGTCGATTGTGCCACCGGAGCCGCCGGACGTTGGATAGCCTGAGGCATCGGGCCGGGGCTACTCGTATCACGCTGACGCCGGTTAAAGAATTGCACTGCCGAACGCGGAGCAGAAGTCCCGGCCATGTTGGCAGGAAGCGCCGACTGGGCTCCCTCCACGGGTTCCCAAGTCCCAGAGCGATCCGCGAAGCCTTGGTAACTCATAGCCGACCGACCGTCCGAAGACATCACCACCGGTTGCAGCTTGTCGTCCACGCCCAGTTGGTAGCCGCGACTTTCCACGTCACGCGTCATCTTGGCCCAATCTTCGTCTGAGACGTTGACAGGGATGATCGTTTGTTGGTCTTCGCCGAGGTGCGCCAAGGGGAAGCCCTTGTTGCCCTGAGAGTCCAACCCGAAGAGCGTCATACGTCCTTCGCCGTCGGCTTTCCATTCGCCTCGGGCGTAACCGAGTGCCTTTGCCTGAGCGGTAGCCTGAGCCGCAGACAGACGCCCATCGACGTACTTTTCCTGCACGTCGACCTTGCGGTCTTCGCGGGCTTCCTTGTGAGCAGCACGAGAGTCCTCGACCATACCCTTGAAATCACCGTCGCGATAAGCCTTTTGCTGCATGGCGAAGCGGGCGAACACACTGTCGATCATTTCACGGTTGGGCGAGACGGACGTATAGGTGCCGTTCTCATCCTGGTAGACGTGGCCCGTCTCATCCACTAGAGCGAACGTCCCGTCGTTGTTGGGAACAATATGCGTCCCGGATGGGAGAAGTCCGTACTGCTGAGCCGCCCCGGCAAGAACGCCAAGCGACTTCGGATCGCCGTTAAGCGCCCCTCGGTAAACCTGCAGAAGTCCTTGCTTGAAGTCCTCGTCTTCCTGTTCCTTGCGAAGCTGACGAGACATCGCCGGGTCATTGGCGTAGAACTTCCGGTCGTTGCGCATGTGGGCTTGTTTTTGCTCGCTCCTCAACCGATTAACCTCATCATCTACGCTCAGCCGAGAGAACCGAGGAATCGCTGTATCCTGTAATTCCGGATGGCGAGCCATGGCGGCGGCCTTATCCGTTTGCTGATACGTCGAAGCATCGTTCAATGTAGGCATCCAGCGCCCGCCGTTCTCCGGATCACGTGCAGCAATCTCACGGACTCCGGCCTGAGAGACAGGAATGGCTCCTGCATAGGCCTTGTCCGTCGCAGCCTGCGCATCCTCACCTTTGTTGAGGGCGTCAACCTGTGCATACTTCGCCTTTGTTTGGGCAATGCGATTGTCGTAGTCCTCGTCGATTCTGTTTTGCTCTTTCTCGTAGTCGTGAGCCCGCATAGCCTTGGCAATCTTTTCCCCCAAGACATACCCCCGAGAAAGCCCCACGGAGAGGCCTTCGCCGAATCCACCCCAATCAACACTCATTACAAAAGCTCCTTCAAATCGTGGAAGACATCTTCCCGGTAACGTTCAAAGAATTTCCGGTTGGCTTCGTAGAGCCCCGGATGAAACTGTTTCAAATATTCCATGCGGCACTTGTGCTCGCAGTTGTAGGCCGTGCAGGACATGCAATCGAGCGACGACCCTTCTTCCAAGGCGTGCCTCGGTTGGAGAAACCCGTACTTGGGAGCCTCGGCCACTATGTAGCTGTAGACGGCCTTTTGAGTCCAATCGAAGATCGGAAGGCGCAACTTCATGCCGTTGGCTTCCTTAACCCCCTCGGCTCGTTCTTCTCTACGGTCGCCACGGATGATGACTTCCGGCTTAAAGACGTTCATGAACTCCGCCATCGGATTCCAGATATTCGCCTTGCAGCACTCCCACCGGGAGACGTACGGCGAGTAATGCCCGCCGCCGTAGATGTACTTGCCTGTCTTGTCAAAGCTCGTCGGCACAAGATCAACCGGGCGACCGTGCTTCAACTGCCAATCAATGGTGTTGCTCTTCAAGGTCTTGAAGTTCTTCACGTAGAGCTTTACTCGCTCCATGTGCTCGTAGACCTCCTCGAACTGGTTGCCCGTGTCGACCCACGCCACGGTGAAGTCGTCCGACTCCCAAAGTTTTCGGTTCATGAGAAGGACTGCCAATGAATCCTTCCCGCCGCTGTACCAAAGAAGTGTTTTCATATCGCGATCGCCATTGCCCCAAGGGTGCCAGCCCCCGTCGCAAGCCCGGACGCCTTGGCGGCGCTCGCTTGGTCCTTGGCGTTCTGCACCTGTTGGTTGTAGTTCGTCTTTTGCTGGCCCATCTGGCCGTACTGACCCCAAGCGTTACTCATGTTCTGGTAGCTGTTGAGGCCGATGTTCGCCGTCTGGGTGATGTTCTGCGTGCCCAACTGCCCAAGCGCCGACGCCTGTCCAATGGCGTTGCTCGTCGCCGAAGCCCCCGTGGAGCCTACGGTGTTGCTCATGTTGGAGAAGTTGAGCGAGTTGCCGAGGTAACCGGAGCCCAACTGCGAGAGCTGAAGTTGCTTCTGCCACCCGAGATCAATCGCACTCTGACGGGCTTGGTTGGCCGCCTGGGCCTTCGCCGCCGCTTCGTTGATGCCGGAAGCACGCGCCTGCTCAGCGTAGAGGCCGTCGTTAGCGTTAATCCCATAAGCTCCCATACGCATCGCAAGCGCCTGACGCTGTTGGTTGTACTGCCCCGCCGTCGTGTCAAGCGCCGTCTGAGCCTGCTTCTGCGCCTCCGCCGACGTGTTGTACTTATTCGCCTCTTCGATCAACTGATCTTCCACGGGCTTGTAGTACTTTTGGTAGCGCTCATAGAGCTCGTCGGATCGAGCGTTCTGCTTGTCCGACTGGGCCTGGTAGTAGTCCTTCCACCACTGGGCGTTGTCTTGCTGGAAGAGCCGGTCTTCCTGCGCATATTCGTTCTGGCGATTCGTCTGCTGCTTCAGCCAAGGGTAGATCGTGTTCTCATACCATTGCTGTTGGCGCTCCATGATCTCCGCTTGCTTTTGCATCGCTTGTCCGATTGCGGGATCCGGCGCGACGGCTTTTGATCCTTTCTTTCCCATATCGTCCTCTATTTATTGGAGAAGTACCCTGCCGTTGCCCCGGCAATAGAGCCGATAGCGTTACCGTAGCCGGAGGCCACCAACTGCTGATTTTGATTATTCGCAATCGCCGAGTTGAGGTTCGAGTTCGACACGCCCATCCCGGTGTTGAACATGCTGTTGTTCGTGTTCATCAGGTTCCCGTAGTACGACTGCCGGTTGTTGTAGAGGTTGCTGATGTTCGACAAGCCCAACTGTCCGAAGGACGAGGCTTGGCCGTTCGCACCAAGAGACGCCTGAGCCCCGTTTGCGGCGATGGAGTTTGCGTTGTTCGCATACTGCAAGGACTGGTTCATGTAGCCCTGTCCGATCCCCACGGCCTGCATCTTTTTGTTCCATCCCAACTCTTTCGCCACTTTCTCAGCGGCAAGGATGGCCTGCGCCCGGGTGTTCGCCTCGGCGTCTCCCAACTGACGGAACTGCGCTTGATACTGCCCGGACGTGGGGTCGATCCCCTGCGTCGTGAGCTGTTGCCCCAAGGCTTTCCGCTGGACGGCGTTCCCAGCCGTGATGTCGGTCAACGCCGACTCCGTCTGGCGTTCCTGCTCGGCTCCCACGTTGAAGTTCCGAGCGTCGTCCACCATGGCATTTTCTGAACCCAGCGTCGCCTTCCAACGGTTGTACTGTTCGTCCGCCCGCTCGTTCAACTTCTCCGTGTTCTGACGCGTGTAATCACGCCACCAAAGCGCCTGGTCGCGTGCAAACTGCCGATCCTGCTCCGCCCATTCGTTCTGTTGCTCCGTCTGGTGCATCAGCCATGGTTGCATCTCGGTCTCGTACCACTGTTGCTGTGCTTCCGCCAAATCAGCTTGGCGTTTCATCGCCTTGCCGACATTCGGGTCGATGGCCTGATAGCTCGAAGACTTCTTCCCCATTCGTTACCTCGTTAAATGTGAATCCAACGGCACTCTTCCTTCAACATCCCGTAGATGATGAGGTCAGTCCCGTCATCGTCCCCTTTCCGCAAGAGACCTTCTCTTTTAAACCCCAGATGCTCGTCAAAGCGTTGAGCATCAATGTTGTCCGTTCTCACCAACCCCGTTACCCGCATGTAGTTCATCTTCACGAACGGGTACCAAAACGCCGCCCGAAGGAAATCCTTATTGAGCCAGGCACGAGACCCATCGGAGGCGACGCTCATCATGCAACCGTTCCCCATGTCCATCGTGTAGACGACACCCGCCACGAGCTTGCCGTTCTTAATCAATCCGACATTTGCCGTGTTGAGCGGAAACTCATCGTCGCCGGGGATGCGGCGCGAGACCCACTGAGAGATGAAAGGCTTGTTGAAAATAATCATAAGTGAAACACCCAGTTCTTACCCCAATTGCTGTAGTTCCAATAGCTATTGGCTGTCGTGGGATGGTTGTCGTCGTTACCAATGCCAAAAGCTCCGTTGTAAACAACAGAGGGCTGACCGGCTTGGGACATGGCAGTCCTTACTTCCGCCACCACTCTGCCACCGGCACCACACTCACAACGAACCACGATCCCCTTTAAATATGGGCTGATTTCGATATACCCCATGGCAACGTTGTACCAATCCCGATGCGACTTATAGATGTTTGGCTGACTGTAAGTAAACTCAATCGGGGCTCCTCCAACCGGAGACCAACCAAAAATGCAGACCGAGTAGTGGTAGTCAGAATTCACATCCCGGCAATAGCAATCGTTTGTGATCCCGCTGACGCACTTCACGCTGGAGTGCCGGTTTCCCCAGGTCTTCAGCCAGCTCTTCCACCAGTTCACGTGGTTCGACAGGTTGAAATCCCCCCAGTGGAAATTCCACGGGTAGCCACCGACACGATAAATCCCGTAGCCGTAGCCCCCAAATTTCGTATTCAGGTCTTGCCCGTCCGGGGTGTACCAACTCGTCGCCGGGCCTCCGGACCCCGCTAGGTAGCTTTGACCAATGTCTTGCCCGTTATCCCCATAAATATTAAGGAACTGGCTTCCCTGCCCAACGCCAAACCAGGTGTCGAAGTCCACGCCTTGTTGTGTGAAAAGGTTTGACATAATCGCTACGGCTGAGAAAAGTTGAACTGGTGGATGGGTGCCTCGCCATAGGCAGTCTGAGCATAAATAATGGCCGCCCCTGCCGCCCATCCGTGGGACCGACGGTAATACCCCAACACAAAAGTGAACACCCCTTTTGCGGGGTTTTCAATGTAGAACGGTGCCACGTCTGCTTTGCCGTTCGTGCTCCTATTCACCTGCACGCGAACGCCGGTGATTTCCGGAGCCCCGGCTTTCTGGTCAACGCGGAAAAACTTTGTGGCGTTACAGTAGTAACCCGTCTCGTCACACATTGAGTCCGACGAACCTACAACGACGAACTTCGACAAGTCCCACCACATGTCTCGCAGAACCTTGGCACGCTTTTCAAGATAGGGCGCATCGAACCCGCGCCCTGTATTCTCCGCCGCGTCCCAGCCGCCGGGGGTGCGACGCACAGTCCCCCAAGCGGTGCCGTCGGACAGCAACATACTCTTCACATCCCTGCCGTCCTCGACGTAGAACCCAGTTCCGAACGGGGATGAACCTGCCGCATAGCACTGGCCAATATCCAGGCCGTTGTCGGCATAAATGCCCAAGTACTGCTTGCCAGTGTCCGACTTGAAGACACTGTCAAAGTCCATCCCGTACTGCGTGAAGAGGCTCGACATGCTTACACCGCCAAAGGAGCCACCGACATAGCGACGCTCTGCACATTCATATACGACTTGTCCTCGTCTTCGTTCAAGCGGTCGACGATCCACTGCTGTGCTTCGGCGTAACTTCCTTCAATCGTGAAACTCACGGAGAACTGAGCGCTGTAGCGGTAGTACTGCTTACCGTCGGTGTGCATAAACTGACGGGGTTCGTTCGTTTCGGGGGTGCACCAGCGAACGATTCGGATGCTGTTGAAACCCACACGGTCTGCCCCTGCCACGTTTCTGATTCGTGCCGTGATGAAACGCTGGGCATCCACAGAGGTCCCAGCATGTTCAAAGACGCAGACGACTTCTGCTGTTACATTAGATCGCATAACCAGTCATCCAAAATTTAATGGTATCCAAATCGCTAGGCCTACGAGGCAGAGTCGTCGCCAACCTGGCAGCTTCGAGAAACGCTTTGTCCTCGGCGTCCTTAAGCTGCTTCTTCAACTCACGGTTTTCGGCTTGGAGGATCAAATAGTTAAGCTTTTCGATAATGCCGTCGAGCTTGGTAGTATTGGCGGCGTTAAAGACAAGCTCATACACTAAATCGTTGCCGAAGCTTCCCAAGAGTTCCATGTCCTCCTTTTTGTACGAACTGAAGAGGCTGTTGAAGTTCCAGCCTCGCTCAACCATGCGGTTGACGTACCAACGAGCCTTCTTGAGGTCTTCCGCTTCATGGCCCTTGTACGGCGCGCGGAGGATGTATTTCACGGCATTGCCAAGGCAGAAATCCAGCTTTTCCGTGAGTTCGATCACTTCGTGTTCGTAGTGGTCAGCATAATGAGACGGATGGTTTACCGGATCATTCTTCGTCATAATCTTGCCCCGGGTTTTCTTGAATAAAAACGCGCCCGTATTCAATCTTGCGGTTGTCTTTGACGGTCTGTTTCACGTGCTTCAGGAACTTCGCCCAGCGCTTCACCTCTTCATAGGTGAGAGCAACACGAACACGGGAATCAGCACCACGATGCCCAATCGAGAGCACCACCATGTCAGGATCTTCGCAACCATCCAGAAGACGCAGCACCTTAGCGTCTTCTTCGGAACAAGGCTGATTGTCGTCGAGCGGGTTGAACATCGCTTGGAGGTCCAAGCTTCCGCTTAACACGATGTCACTGTGACTCATATCTGACTCCTAAAAAATGCCCCCAGAGGGGCAAAAATCCCAAGATCTTATTTTACCCTTATACCACATGTTGGAACAAATCGAAAACAGAAAACCCCGCTTTTTAGGCGGGGCGTCGAGTTAATCTTTGCAGCACTGCTTCGCGTACCAGATCGACTTCCAAATGTCCTTGATGAGGTGAACGTCTTCCTCGTCCAGGCATCCTTCGTCTTCAGCGTCATCGAGAATCCGATCCAACTTCTTCAGAAGCCGCTCCTCCGTGTGCTCGCACTGCACCTTGCGGTATTCCTTCGTGTCCATGGTCAACCTCCGTATTTGTTCATGATGTCACGCAGTCGGTCGAAATCCTCCTTCTCGGGCTTGAACCCCATCACGTCGAATGGGACTTTCTCAAACCACTTCACCGCCTCAGCGTGAAGCTGGTCGATGTCTATCGTCTTGTTCTCGTCCACAAGCCCAACTGCCTGAAGCTTCGGAAGCCACTGCGGAAGCTGTTTCGCGTACGCGCCGATGGTGTAACTTCCAAGGAGCCCAATGCCGTAACCGGCTAAGTTGTTGATGCCTTTAGCGGCGGGAACGACTGACGTTTCAAGGAATTCCTGCGCGACAGCAGGAAGTTTTTCGACCGACATTCTCATGATTTAACCTCGTTGAACCCGAACCGTCCCGGAAATCGGCTGCGTAGCAGGCGCTACGTCAGTAGCCGTCGGAGCCGTCCAGCTGTTATAACGCGGCATCACGGGCGGGCAAATCACGGATTGCGGGATGATCGTCTGAGTAATCCCGTTCACCGTATTCTGCAGGGCCGCAATGGCGTTGTTGTTTTGGCTGATGCCGCAAGCACACGTCTGAGCGACGGAGTTGATCTGGCCGCCCAGTTCGGAGCGAACCAGCTTTTCGCGCAGATCTGCGATTTCGCCGTTCTTAGAAATCTGCATTTCCAGCACAGCCACGCGTTCGCGATTACTCGCAGCCTCGTCGGCCAAGGGCTTCACGTACGCAAAGATGTCGTCACGCAGACGACGGTTATCGGTGAGCGACTGGCCGTAGACCTCCTTCCCCACCTTGTCGCTGTAGTTCTCAGACCGCAGCATGGCGTTCTCCGCCATCAAGGCCTGCGTCTGATTGTTGTTGCCTCCAAAGAAGCCCCCAAGGAACCCGTTGCCGTTCCCGTTCGCGTTGCTCAAACCCATCGCGGTAGCCAGACCGAAACCGATGGAACCGAGGACACCCATCGTGGTGTGTCCAGCACCATGTTCGCACTTCATAGCGAACCCTCCTAACCAAAGGATCATCTGACTCTGAGCGTAATGTAGGTGGGGGCTGAGACGAAAGCAAGTACTTTTACCTAGTGTTTCTCACTGATACGTTTGTAGCGACTCTTTGTAACGGTGTTCACTGGAAATGTAAATTTCCTATACAGATCAGTGACATGCAGTAACAACCGGAGTAAACTGGGTAATTGTTCGTAAACTTTCCGTCGCGGAGGACGCTATGAAAATTCGTCTACCGTCGCCGGACTCACCGGCGGCTTACTTCCTATTGTTCTTAATCGGCTTCATTCTCGGCGCTGATCTGATGTACACCGCCACTGAGGACAAACGCAACTACGACCAGATGGTCGTCGCCACCCGCTACCTCGCCGTACTCGAACGCCATCGCGAACACCCTGAAGAGCTCGAATGGGCACGAAAAAACGCCAAAGAAGCCATTGAGAAGTGCGTAATTCACTGGGGGAGTTAGGGTTAACACCTAATCCAGTCGACAGTAGGGTTACACGGCTCCATAATCCAAAGAGGTTCGGATTATGGAGCTTTTCAATTATGAAAAAAGCACTTCTTCTCCTCGGTTGTCTCGCCCTCACCGGGTGCGCTTCCAATGGGCTTACCCAGATCAGTGAAAACGAATACCTGCTGAGCGACAGCCAGTATTGGTCTTGGAACTCCCAAAACGTGCTGAAGGATGTTCTTATCAACGCCCGTGGCGTCTGCGAAAGCAAAGGGAAGAAGATGCACGTCCTCGACTACAAACTTGGCGATGGGCAGAACCGCGCGGCGATTGCACACTTTGAATGCGTTGACAAGTAACCCCACGTTTTAAAAAACACTATGCCGGTCGGCCCCAGCACGCGATTCATACTGGCTATTGCCCTCCAATCAGCCTCAAAGGGGAAGTACGTACTGTTCGCGCACCGGCAACGTATGCAGGATGGGGAATTCCCCATCCTTAAGCGTGTGAAGCGCACCGAGCCAAAGAAAGCTAAACAAAAAGTTCCGCAAAACCCCAAAAAACTACGGATTACCAAGCTGACACTTAACGAAGACTTGGCCCGATCTCACAGAGAAAAGCAAGCCAAGCTCAAAAGCAAGCCTTCCCCGTATGAGGCCAAACGCCGCAGAAAGATAGAGAAAGAATTGTCTAAACCCCGATGGATCCGAAACCGTCAAGAAGAATGCCATGAGGGATCCGTTTGGCATACCTACACTCCAATGGGCGGAGACCCTCGATACAAAATCGGGCGCAGCTACATTTAAAACTTCTCCCCACCCTGAAAAGAGTGGGGGAGTTACTTTCTATACTAGGCTGTACGCATCTACCGTAGCAAGTCCATCATTAGCACCACCACCGCCAAACAGCCCGTAGGTCCCCACTGTTGCGGCCGCCAAGGCACCCCTCGCTTTACTCAAAGCCGTGGGAGTGCTTCGTACAAGGGACGTGGTGTACGCATCTACTGTAGCAGACTCAACTATCGTAAAGTTGGTACCAAAAGCCCAACTGCCGCCAAACAGCCCATAGTCCCCCACAGTCGTAGCTGCCAAGTAGCCCCTCGCTTTACTCAAAGCCGTGGGAGTGCTTCGTACAAGGGACGTGGTGTACGCGTCTACTGCGGCAGAAACAGAATTACCACTATCCCAGCCACCGCCAAACAGCCCGTAGGTCCCCACTGTTGCGGCCGCCAAGGCACCCCTCG